GAGCGCCCCGGCGGCGGAGACCGCGCCCGCGCCGTCACGGCCGGCCGTGCCGGCCGCGGCCAGGCCGCCGGCCGCCCCGATCCTCGACGACCCCGACGCCGCCTTGGCGCCGGCCGCGGTCAGCTTCCCCGCCGCCGACACGGCGCCCGTCCCCGCGTACGCGGGGCCCCCGTGGGGGGAGATGATGCGCGGCTCTACCGGCCGGGCGCGCCCGAGTCGTGACATGCGGAGGCCCTCCCGCGCAGACGGCGAAGCAGGAGGGTCAGGCCAGGGTCAGCGTCTCCGAGCTCAGCGTGTAGGTGCCCTGCGCGCCGAACGTCTCCAGCGTCAGCGACTGCACGATCCCCGAGCCCGTCGAGCTCGTGTTGATCGCCGACCCGCCCGACGTCGCCGACAGCTCGAACGTCGCCCCGGACGCGGAGACCACGTAGTAGATCGTCCCCGCCGTGACGCCCGTCGGGAGCGTGCCCCCCGCTCCCGGGAACAGCACGACGGTGTTCCCGTTGCTGTAAGAGGAGCCGGGCGCCGTGAACACGCCCGGGGACGCGCTCGTCGCCGTGAACGCGTACTGGGTGCCCGCGTCGTTGGGGCCCATGCCGGCGAACGTGCCGGACGTGGAGGCGGACCACAGGCCGACGAACGCGACGGTGTCGCCGGCCGGGACGTTGAACGCGCCCGCGACCGACGCGTCGGCCTTCGACCCCGCGGAGGCGGCGGACCACGTGACCGACTGGCGGGCGTACGCCGGCGAGCCGCCCGTCAGCTCGTTCGCCCCGGACGACGAGTAGGCGGAGTGCAGAGAGGCGTAGGCGATGATGCTGGACGGGGTGCCCCCGGCGAGGGCGTCGAGCATCTGGTCAAGCGCGGTTGTGGTGAACGGCATGGAGGCCTCCCTGGTGGAAGTGGGGCATGCGGAGGCCGCCCGTATGTCTAGGCTGCCTTCTTGCTCCGCCATCGGCTGCGCCGGCTGGCGGCCTGCTGCTGGCGGCTCGCCCGGCGGATATTGCCGGGCTCGTAATCGCCGTCGTTGCCGATACGACCGTGAGTCGTATCGCCGGGCGGATCGCCGCCTATTCGAGATACAGAAGGCTCACGTACGCCACCACGGCCTGCGGGGCGTTCAGGAACACGCCGACCCATGACGAGACGGACGGGAAGATCTCGTAGCCGAGCGGGAACCACTCGGGGTAGCCGCTCGTCGGCGGGATCTCGAGCTCCCACGAGATCGCGCCCTCGGCCGGGGCGGTCGTCCAGGCGCCGGGGGTCGCGGTCGACGCGGTCTTCGCGGCGGTCAGCAGCGACGCGGGGGCGTCCCAGTCGATCGGGTTCGGCCCGTAGTTCGACGGGAGCGCCGTGCCGGACGGCGTGTTGGTGATCTTCGCGATCTGGCAGTTGACCGGCGTGTTCGTCGACGTCGTGCCGTTGAACGACACTTTGATCGCCGTCAGCTTGATCCGCGGCGCAGACGGGGTCTCCAGCGCGAGCGTGCACAGCTGCGCCGCGGCCCCCAGGTTGATGGGCCCTGAGCCCACCCAGTAAAGATCGGCCATGCGGGGGTGCCTTCCTAGTAGACGGCGGAGCGGACGAGGGCGGCGGGCGGCACCGCCGCGAGCAGCCGGGCGGGAGGGGGGGGGACCGCGAAGATCATGCCGAGGGCCCAGCCGTCGCCGGCGTTGGCCATGCCGAGCGACCAGCTGTACGTCGACCCGGCCGAGGCGGGAGTCTGGTAGGAGGTGACGCAGTAGTCGCTCGCCCCGGCGACGTTCGTCCAGCCGCCCGAGCTCGGGCCGCCGGAGGTGAACCCGAAGTACGAGGCGCACGCGGCGAGGACGATCGCGGGGACCGAGCCCAGCGCGCTCGACGGGCCCATGGAGGCGGTCGCGGCGTTCCCGTGGGCGCCGCCCGGCACCGCTGCGGAGAGGACCGGGCGCGCCCCGAGGCCGCCGACCTCGATCACGTGCAGCCCGTCGGTCGGCGCCGAGGCCCCGCCGGCCATGGTCGCGCCGACGGAGCTGCTGCTCGCGGATATGCTCGGGAGCGCCCAGATGGCGCAGAACATGTCGCCCGTCTCGGTGCCCTGCAGGCTGAAGACCTGCTGCGTGCCGCTGGCGTCGCCGTTGGTGTAGGTCACCCCGTTGTACTGGACCGAGGTGACGCTCGCCGACGCCGACCCGAACGAGTAGACGCAGTAGAAGAGCGTGTTCCCGATGGCCTTGGCGGCGGCGGTGGTGCCCGAGTAGCCGCTGATGACGTCGGAGGCGACCTCGTACACGCCCGTGGGGGCGGGCTTGAGCGCGACCATCACGCCGGACCAGTAGGTGGCGGTGGACGCGGTGCCGGTCTTGGCGCCCGTCGCGCCCGACGACGCCGACTGGTTGTCGGCGACCATCATGGCCGGGTTGGACGTCTGCGCCCCGTTCGTCGCCCGCGACGTGTACCCGGACGGCGGGGTGATCGCGTAGCTGACGTTGGAGTAGCCGTCGTCGTTGCCGGCGAACCACAGCACCCAGTCGCCGGCCGTCCCCACGGTGATCGACGCGACGGCGAGGCTCGTGGAGTTGGACGAGGAGGTCGGGGCGACGACCGTCGCGTCCAGCGCGCCCGCCCCGCCGGCGACCGTCGCGATGACGACGGCGACGGAGTTCCCGCCGAGCCCGGTGATCGACCAGGACGCGCCCTCGGTTCCGTCCGCGAGCCGGTACAGGAACGCCCCGTAGTCGTTCGGGTCCTGGGTGACGGTGAACCCGGTGCAGGCGACCGACCCGCTGCCCGCCCCGAACAGGTGGATGAAGATCCAGTCGCCCGCCGCGGTGCCCGCCTGCTTGCTGACGCTGAACGACGAGACCCCGCCGGAGGACTGCGAGGTGGCCGGAGTCGCCCGGTAGGACAGGCCCATCAGGCCCCCGCCCTCATATGATCCCCGCCATCAGCAGGCCGAACGCGGAGCCGGCCGCCCCGATGGCCAGCATCGCGCCGGACGGCACATTGCAAGAGGAGGACCCCGACAGCTCCGTGCTGATGGTCCCGGCCGCGGCCGTCGCGTTGATCGCGCCGATCGTGTCGCCGATGTTCAGGATCGTGAAGCCGCCCGACGCGGCGGTGAACTCGGCGTCCACGGCGGAGCTGAGGGCGACGGCCAGCACGGCGCCCGGGGACGCCACGGTCACCGACGGGGGCGAGTACTCCGTGACGCCCGTCGCGATCGCGTCGGCCGACGCCCCCGCGAGGACGACCGACCCCAGGGGGAGGCCCGTGACCTCGGTGAGGTTCCCTTCGGCCCAGTTGACGTCGGTCGCGGTGAAGACGACGGTGACCGAGTCGATCGCGGCCGCGTCTATGCAGGAGGCGAGGGCGCAGAACCCGTAGAGGCCGTCGCCCGCGTCCCACGACCCGGCGGCCGGCGGGTTCTGGCTGTAAGCCGAGGTGCTGTAGGCCCAGTCGTTGCCCGCGCTGTCGGTGATGCCGGCGATGCCGAACGGGGAGTCTGCGGTGGACCAGCACCCGACCTCGAGGATCAGCGTGTTCCCGGCCGTGGTGGTGAAGTCGTCCGCGGAGATGGTCGCCGACGACGCTCCGGGGAGCGCCACGTTCTGGACGACGCTGGGACCTGCCGCCGGCACCCAGCCGTAAACGTAATCGATCTGCGCCGCGTACCCGATGCCGTAGGCGCTCGTGTTCCCGGCGCCGTTGAGCGGCAGGATCGACCACGCGCCGCCGGAGTCGTCCGTCGTCCACGTCTTGACGAGGGCCCCGTCCCACCAGAACTCGACGGTGCTGGCGGTGCGCACAAGGGTGGAGGTGTGCCAGGCGTTGGCCCAGTTGCCAGACGGGTTGAACGGGCCGGACTGCTGGTTCCCGCCCGAGTAGTAGTGGTAGTTGACGGACGGCCCGGACCCGTTGATCTCCCAGAAGTCAGCCTCTCCGTTAGCCGGCCAGTCCTGGCCGGACGCGAAGATGACGCCCCAGTTCCACGGGTGGGCGCTGTCCGGGCCGGGCGAGTAGATCCTGGCCTCGACGCAGCCCCCGACGGGCATTGCCCAGCCGTTGACGCCGGCGCCGTCGAGGGGGTTGCTGCTGAGGTACGCGCCGGAGGTCGCCGACGCCACCGTCAGGTACAGGATGCCGCCCGCCACCGTGGAGTTGCCGGCCGCGCCCAGGCAGCTGGTCCCGTTGATCGCATAGCCGTTGAGGCTGGCCCACTTTGTCGGATCAGGCGCGCCGGTGTAGTCGAAGTCGTCGCCGAAAACCTGCGTCCAGGACCCGGACGGCCCGGTCGGGTTAGGCACTCCCGCTCAGCCCCCGCGGCCCGGGCGCCATCAGGAGGCCAGCCCGAGCACTGCGCCCTGGTACGCCCACTCTCCCGCGCCGCCGTTGAGGGCGCTGTCAAAGCGAAAGCCCACGTAATCGGTGCGGCCCGACGTCGCGGTCCAGGACGGCTGCCCGCCCGCCCCGAAGTCGAACACGCTGTTGAACAGGGGCGTGTAGCTGCCGCCGTACTTGACGGCGATCGTGATCGGCTGCCCGTTCTTCGGGTTCGACGGGGCGGCCAGGGTGTGCGATGACCCGCCGAGCGTCCACCGGAAGTCGTTGCCGAGCGCCGCGTTCAGCGGCACCGACGAGCCGTCCGTCAGCGACGTGACGGCCGGGACGACGGCGCCGGTCGCAGGCGACGTCAGGTAGGCCGCCAGCTGGGCGAGCGTCATCTTCTTGTCCGACCCGCCCGGCCCGGCGGGCGGCGTCGACGTGTCGTTGGGGTCGACGACGAGCAGGAGGACCCCTGCGACGATCGCCCCCGTGGTGATCGCGGACAGCTGCGAGACTTCGTAGTTCGTCACGGCCGGCCACCTCCCGGGGGTGACCGCGCGGCGCGGCCGGTTGCTGGACGATGGCCGCCATGGGGCACCGGGGAAGAGCGGATCGCGCCGCGGCGGCGGCGGAGGCCGGGGTGATGGCGGCGCTGGCGAGAGCGCAGCAGGAGCCGTGACGCGCTGGCCGGCATGGCACCCCAGGGCCAGCCTGCACGTCTGCGGTGGCGACGACTGCCCGTACAGCAACGCCGACGATGGCGCCCATGCGCCGGAGTACGCCGAGAGCGGGCTCTGCTCGTGGGGCGGCGAGGGGTGTCAGACTTCGGGCTTGCGCTGGCGGCCTGGCCGCGTGGCGGGGTGGTGACGCCCTTAAACGTCGCGTGCCCGCGTGGCTGCGTAGCCGCTGGCGCACCTAAGCGGCCGAGAGGCCAGGGTGGTTGCGGGTTCAAGTCCCGCCAGGGCCTAGGCCCTGTAGCTCAGTTGGCAGAGCAGCGGAAGGCGCGTTCGGGTTCGCCCGGGCGCGCTTTCCGTATTCAGCCCTGCGCCACGTAGACGGCGTCCCTAACTGCCGCAGCAGACGCATCGGCTCTTCTCGCCGGCCGGCCAAGGCTCCAGCACGTAGGCGCGGTCAACCTTGACCAGCCCGGCGCGGCTCGGGTGCGGATCCCAGGCGATCTCCCCGCCGTCCCCGACGACCGCATGGTCCCCGGAACCGCGCCTGGTGGACCCGACGACGATCGAGCGCCCCTGCGGGATGCCGTCCACCTGCCGCCAGTCGAGGCCCCGGCCTCGGAGCCACAGGCGGAGGGCGGGCTCCCACCATGTGAAGCTCCCGAAGTGGGCGACCGCGTCAAGGTCGAGGCCGAGCGCGGACGCGACGGACGCTTGGAGGCAGTTGCCGAGGACGCCCTTCGCCTCAAGCTCAGGGCTGTAGAGGATCGACTGGGTGACCTCGGCCGGGGCTTGCGGGAGGATCACGCGGCGAGGCCCGCGCCCCATGTCAGCGGGCCGACCTGGCCGTCCTGCTTGAGGCCCTTCGCCTTCTGGAACGACTCGGTGCGCGCCTTGGTGGTCTCGCCGAACGTCCCGTCCACGCCGTCACTGCGAACCCCGGTCTTCCCGAGGTCGTACCCGTGGGCGACGAGGAGGGCCTGCCAGTTCAAGACGGCCTGCCTGTTCGTGCTACCGAGACCGATAACGGGAATCGTTGCCATGAGTCGATCCTCCCAGGACTCGGCGGGCGGAGGCGAAGGCTTGGAGTAGGTCGCGATCCATGCGGCCATCTCGGCGGCGGTGCCGTTGTAGGCGTCCTGGTCGAGGCCGGTCTCGTCCCACTGCCACAGCCGCCAAGAGGACCAGGGGGCGACGCTCGCCGGGGCGGTCTGCGACGGCCATGCGATCCACAGCGGGTAGCCCGCACAGGACCCGAGCCCGGCCGCCACGGAGAGATCCGTGTAGCAGATGACCGGGTTCCGGCCCCCGGTGGCCGCCTTGACCGCGTCGAGGAACCCCTTCGCGTCCGCGTCGGTGACGCCCGAGTAGTCAGACACGCTGACGGCGAGCATGTCGCCCGGCTCCAGCCCTGCCGCCCGGACGACGGCGAGGAAGTGCGCGGCCTGCTCGGCCACGGCGTCCGCCCGCAGCTCGTGGTAGGCACCCCGGAACCTCCCGGCCGCCTTGATCACGTCCCAGTTCGCCGCGAAGTTCGGGTCGGAACCGTAGGCCCCGTCGGTCGCCTTCGCGAAGCAGAAGTCCAGCCCGGCCAGGTCCGCCGCGGCAAGCCGGGGCTGGTAGCTGGAGACGTCGATCCCCTGCGCGCTGTCGGTCACGGTGCCACGTCCTTCGCATCTAGCTTCGCCGAGAGGGCGCTCACTGCGGCGAGCACTTCGGCCAGGCCGCCCTCGGTGCGCGTGTCGAGCCGGTCAAGCGCGGTCGCCTGCGCGCCCTCGAGCGCGAGGATCTTGTCGTCCTGCGCGGCGAGGTGCGCGGCCTGCTCGGACTGGCCGTGCAGCAGCGCCTCAACGTCGTCGAACTGCCGCTTAGCCATCCGGTCGCTAGCCTCGGCGAGGACCGCCGACCCCACAAGGATGATCGGAAGTAGTACCAACTGAATAAATTGGGAGCTGGCCCACTGGACGAACCCGGCCGGGCCGTTGTGCAGCGCGGCGGGAAGCCCGTAGAACGCGAGCGCGCAGAAGGCGTAAGCGCAGTACATGGTGGCCACCACGCGGGTCACCAGGACCGCCGCGCGGGTGTTGAACCGGGCGGCGGCGCTCTTGCCGGCCTGCCCGGAGGCGATCGTGGCAGGTCCCTGCTCGGCCCGGTGCTTCAGGTGCGGGTGGGGGGCATGCTCATGCAGGCTCATCCGCGGTCCCCTGCCTTCCCCATTCGGGTGTCCCGTCGCCGCCTCCGGCGAAGACGCGCGCCGCCTGCCCGCTCATGCCGAGCGGGTTGCGCGGGCTGCTGAACCTCACGTTCGCGAGCTTGGCGGATTGGATCTGGAAGTCGATCGGCAAGCCTGTGCGTGAGGCTAGGTAGGCGCCGATCGACAAGCAGAGCAGTTCCCAGCGTTCCCGCGTCGGGCAGACGGCCGCGAATTCCTCGTCGTCGAGCATGAGGCGCACATCGACATCGCGGTACGGGCGTCCGTCGTTGCCGATGTTGGCGAAGCCTGCCGTTCCGACGAGGTAGGGGTGCTCGCCGCCGAACGCCTTCGCGACCACCTGGCACGCCTGGTCGAGATGGAACATCTGGGTGGTGGTCAGCAGGTCGGTGCGGGTCTTGTTAGGCGGGCTCAAGGTAGCCGTCCCTGATCCAGCCATGCCACGGGGCCCGCTCGTCGAGGTCGTTGATCGACGGGTGAACGGTCAGCCTCGGCGCTTCCCCGGTCACGGTCCACAGCAGGCCGCTCCCGTGCGCCGGGATGCAGGTGTACCAGATGCCCCTGTTCGGCAGGACGATCGCGTAGCAGGCCCCGCCGTGGTTGGCGTCATGGTCGTGGTCGTGCCACATGTCGCCGGGTTCGAGGCGGCGGCCGGGCTCGTCGGGGTCGACGATGCGGAGCGGGACGCCGGTCACCGCGCCGCCGCCTTGGCCGCCGCAGCGGTGAGCATCGACTCGTGGATCAGGTCTATCTTCGCCCGCGCGTCCGCCGCCCTCACCGGGTCGCGGCGCACGGTCAGCTCGTTGTCCTGAAGCGACTCGCCCGCCGTTGACCAGTTCGTCGAGCCGGTTACCCGGTCGGTTCCGTCGATGACCGCGACCTTGAGGTGCATGATCCGGTGGCGTTCGCTTTGCCCGATCGCGACGGAGTTCGACGGGAACCCCGACTTGGCGAGGATCGCCCGCTCGTGCACCCCGCCGGCCTGCGATGAGTCGAGGGTCAGCGACACGTAGCAGTTCTTGTCGTCGAGCCGGTCGTGGACCGCCGCCGCGAGATCGTCATCAGCGAACCCGTACATCGCGAGCACGAGACTGTGGGTAGCGGAGCGGACCATCGTCACCAGCACGCCGTGCAGATCGTCGTCTGGAGCCCAGAACGTGTACTCGTCCGGGGACTGGCCTGGCGGCCACGGGCCGCGCTTGCGGAACCCGGCGATCGCGGACAGGTCAGCCAGCGCCATGCCGCCTCCTCACTTCAGGACGAGCTGGAGAACGCCGATGATCACGACGGCGAGGGCGATGAGGGTCGGCCAGATCCACCGCCGCCAGTCGATGCCGTCGCGGCGGTGCTTCTCCTCGACCCGCTCCCGCTCGGCCCGCTCCCGGTCCCGGTCCTCGACCGCCTTGACGCGGATGTCCAGGGCGAGAAGGTCGGACTTCTCGGCCTTCGTGTCGGCCTGCCGGGAGAGCTGCTGCTCGATGCGGTCGAGCTGCTGCTGCATCTGGTTGCGGAGGGCGACGATCTCCGCCCGGAGATCGGAGACCAAATCGCGAACCGTGTACGAGACCGAGGGGCCTTCGTCGGGCACAGGCTGCCTCCCCGGGAGGGTAGATTCCGGCCATGACCACGCCAGCCGGCTGCCGGCCCTAGGCCAGCTGGGCGAGCCCGGTCACCTGCCCGGCGGTGTTGTACCCGATCTGCGTGACAGCGGGGAGCATCGTCCCGTCGGCGAACACCGTGGCCTCGCAGAGCCCGAGGAGCTGCCCGTACGCGCCGCCGTAGACCATGCTCGTGATCCGCGCGCCGGCGTCCTCCCAGGTGTGGATGACCTGCCCGCCGGGGGTCTGGTCGAAAACCCCGGCGATCACCGCGTACCCGTCCGGCTGGCCGGTCCACGACCCGCCGCCGGCCGGCCGGGTCTGCGCCGCGGTGGGGAGCGCGGACGGGTCAAGGCCGGCGGAGGTGTAGTCGTTGAGGTCCCCGCCGTCCTGGTGGAGCAGGAGGTGATACGTCCCGCCGGCGGTGAGGCCCGTCGCGGGAAGCGGGACGGAGACCATCGGCACCGGGACCAGGGGGATCGTGTCGTAGCTGGTGAGGTGGAGGTTGAAGACCTCCCACGACCCGACGGAGGAGCCCTGGAAGCACGCCGTCTGCCACACGCCGCTGCCTGAGTAGTCGAGCATCGCCTGCCATGCGGGGGCGGGGCCGTCGGGGGTCACTGTCAGCGCCTGCGCGTAGGGGGTGCCGGCGCCGCCCGTCGTGGTCCCGCTGGTGATCGCCATCGCGTTCCCTGTGACGGCGAGGTTCCAGCCTGGCGAGAAGGCGTAGGCGGGGTACGGCAGGGCCGGCCCCGGCTGCCAGCCGGCGAGGGACCCGTCGGGCTTGATCAGCGAGTACCAGACCGCGGTCTGGGCGGTCCCGCTGGCGTTCACGCCGCCGGCGACGATCAGCCACCCGTTCAGGGCGGCGACGTAGGGGCTGCTGACCGCCGCAGGGAGCGGCGGGGCCGCCGTCCACGACTGGATCTGGCCGTTGACGGCGCTCGCGTACCAGACGGCGGCGGTGGACGTGGCGCTGGCGTCCGTGGTGTTGCCGCCCGCGACGTACGCGAAGCTCCCCGACGTCGCCATGCCGCCGGAGACGACCGCGGCGGGGAGCGCCGTCTGCGCGGTCCACGCCCCCACCGTCCCGGTCGACGGGTCCCAGGACGCGGTCCACACGGCGGCGAAGCGGCTCGCGCCGGCGGCCCCGCCGGCGAAGACGACGGTGTCGGCGGTGGCGGCGGCCATCGCCAGGAAGGCGGCCTGCGGCACCGACGGCTGCGGGATGGGCCCGGACACGGCGCCCCCGCCGAGGTAGGAGATCGTCGCCACGGTCGCCACGGCCGCGGACGCCGTCGCGTCGAAGCCGCCGAGCAGGATCGTGTAGTTCCCGCTGGTGACGGGGGTGGCGTAGTTCCCGGAGCCGTTCAGGCTGACGGCCGGCTGCGTCCAGGGGGCGCTCGCCCCCGCGCCGAGCATCATCGTGTTGCCCTGCGCGGTCGCGAGAGGGCCGCCCGTCCCCAGGCCGGACGGGGCGGCGAGCTGGGCGAGCCATGAGCCGGGGACCCGGGCCGAGGCGATGACCGCCCCCGGGTAGCCGCCGGAGTCGGCGCACAACGACACGGTGACGTCGGCGCCGTTCCCCGCCGGCGACAGGGGCAGCGTCACCCGGCCGATCGCCGTCTTCCCGCCCGGCATCGCGAACGGCTGGTCGACGTCGGAGACGCCGAGGTTCACCCAGTCGACCCCGTTGTAGTCGGCGGCCCCGGACGGGGTGACGATCTGCGCCCCGGCGTAGACCGGGGTGATCGCGTGGGAGGCGAGGAACTGGGCGATCTGCGAGGCGTAGTTCGGGGCGTCGGAGTCGCCCGGCAGCCCGGTGCGGGCGGCGAGCCAGACGGGGCCGATGGTGGACGGCAGCCCGGCCTCGTCGAGGACCTCGCCGCCGGCCTCGTCGAGGATCGCGAAGCCGGACTCGTCGGTGATGACGGCCATCAGCGCCGCCTCAGGCCAGCCGCGTGAAGGTGCTACCGTACGTCGTCAGGCCTTGTCCTGCCGACGACGCGGCGAACTCGTGGCTGATCGCGATCGTGTCCGAGGCGGCGAACGCGATCCCGGTGGCGACGGTGCCGGTGATCGGGGCGCCTGTCGCGTCGATCACCCCGGAGTTAAGCGTGTTGTCGTTGATGGCCCCCGCGAGGTGCAGCCGGCAGGTGGTCGCCGACGCGACCCGGACCGTCAGCCGCAGCCACCCGTTGACGCTGTCGCCGGAGGAGGCGCCCGATGCGAACACCGCCCCGATCGTCGCGAGCAGCGTGCTGGTCCCTGCGATGTCGCCGTACAGCCTAAGCTGCTCCGCGCCCCAGGTGCCGTTGAACTCCGTCGCGAGCTCGTACGCCTGCGGCGATGTCGGCGTGCCCGGCAGCGCGGACCACTGCTTAGTGAGAGCCATCGCGGTGGTGACGTTGCCCGGGGCGATCGTCGAGGCGTCCGTCTGCGCGAAGGCGGGGATCCCGGGGCCGGACAGCTGGGCGAGGAGCAGCAGCTCGATGGTGGAGGCCACGGGTCACGCCACCCCTGTCAGCAGGCCGTCAGTCCAGGTCAGGGTCCGGTTCGAGGCGGTGTACCCGGCGGCGGACTGCCCGGTCGTGTAGTCGCCGATCGACGTCAGCTGCCCGCCGGAGTCGTAGCCGAGGCTCGTCCAGCGCGCCCCGGAGTCCTCCCAGGTGCCCGCCAGCGGCAGGACCGGGGACTGGTCGTAGACGGCGTACAGCAGCCCGTAGGCCTGCGCCGACCATGACGTCCCGTTCGTCGACGTCGACGCGCCGGAAGTCTGGTTGCTTTTGGACCAGGTGAAGTAGTCCGACGCGTCCCCGGCCGCGGCGGCGACGATCCAGTACGTGGTGCTGGCCGTGAGCGCCGTGACGGGCAGCATCACCTGCACGGCGGTCGCGGTGCCGGTCAGGAACTCCTTCGGCAGCGATGTGGACGCCAGGGCCGTCCCGCTCGGCGCCCCGGCCGAGGTCGCCTGGACGCTGACGGACAGCGGCGCCGGGGTCCCCGTCACCTTCGCGGTCAGGACGACGTAGCCGACGGCGGTCTGGCCGGAGGTCGTGGCGAACGACTGGGCGATGTAAAGCCCGTCGCTGTTCACCCCGCCGCTCCCGGCGGTGCCCTGGACGGCCTGCTCTGCGGCCGTGTAAAGGTAGGTCACGGCGTGGGTCGCGAGGAACTGGTTGACCTGGCCGGCGTACGCGTCGTATCCGGTGGTCGCGCCTAGCCATGCCGGGGTGGGCAAAGCTCACCCCCAGGGCGGTAATGCGCTAGGCGGCCTGCTGACGATTCAGGTCGACGAGGAAGCGGTAATAGTCGGCGGCAACCTGCGGGCGCGGGAACTTCTGTCCGTGCTCCCAGCGTCATAGCGCCGACGCGGCAACGCCAAGTTCGCCTGCGACTGTAGGCCTTGACATGCCGGAGGCCTCGCGGAGGGCGAGCGCGCGGCCGGACTCTATCCAGTGCCGGAGTTCGTCCAGCTGCGCAGTCGCGAGCCGCGTCCCCGACGCGATCTCCCGCGCAGCGTCTTCCGCACGCTGCCGGGCGTGATGCCGCCGCGTTATCGCGCGCCGGCACTCCTTGCACTCGCGGGCCCCGTCCGGCGAGGTTCGGCCGCGCCCCCGGGCAGTTCACAGCTGTCGCGGGGGGTCCTTACGTCGAACATTCTATCGTATCCGACTTGTGTGCGGTTAACTTATGGTCCGAGTAGTAGCGCTATTTCCAGCAACAACGTGTCCGTGGTCGGGACCGTAATGACCGGACTGAAGGCCCAGTGGTCGAGCAGCGTCCCCGACCCTGCGGCGGAAGTCCCCCCGGCGAAAGCCCCCGCCTCGGTGACGGTCCACGTGACGAGCTGCTGCGGGAAGTAGAAAAGCCAGGTCGCCTCGGCGGCGATCGAGGGGGTCGCGGGGGATGGCGCGCCGGCCCCGACGGTCTGCCGGCCGAGCTCGGCGAACAGGGCCGTGTCCGACTCCGCCGGGGTTCCGGCCCCGCTCCCCACTGCGCCCCAGAGCGGAGTCAGGTACGTCGGGGAGGTGACGCCGAGGTTCGCCGCCTGGTCCTGGATCCCGGACCACACCAGCGCGGCGGCGAGCGCCGTGTACCCGGCGGTGCAGACGACGTTAAAGCCCTCGCGCCGGTCCCTGACCGTGCCGTCGGGGCGGACCGACGACACGGCCAGCCGGCCGGCCAGCGGGATCCCGCCGCCGTGCCTAAGCTCCAGGCGACGCTTCCCCATTCGCCGCCCCCCCATGTCGGGTTGGCCCCCGCGGTGGCCGTCACGGAGTCGGCCATGGCCATCGCGTCGTCAGCCTCGCCGATGTAGCCGACCCCGGAGACGCTGGTGTCGGTGTCGCCGATGGCCTGCTGCTGGATCGTGTTGAGCACGTCGGCGAGGGTGCTCGGACGGAAGACTCCCGGCACGCGCGGCCTCCCGTCAGAGCCTGACGCCGGTCGGCTGCAGCTGCCGGTAGCCGCCCTCGCCGAACGTGATGGTGTTCGCGGTGCAGATGAAGGTGCCGTTCACCCCGAGGGCCCATGACCGCTGCGAGTCGGGGATGAACCGGTTCACGTAGGTGAACGTGTCGCCTGCGCGGACCCAGCCGAGGAAGTCCTCGCTGGTGTTGAAGGCGCACTTCTCGGCCGCGAACGCGTACTCCTGCCGCTCCTGCTGCGCTCTCGCCAGCGCCATCGGGGCGGTCGTCAGCGTCGTGTCGGAGATGAACTCGGCGAAGACGCCGCCGTTCGGCCCGGAGTAGGTGGCGACCGAGCTGTAGTCGGTGGCCTGCGCGACGACCGGCACCGAGTAGGAGTACCAGCACTCGATGACGTTCCCGGCGCCGGGAGGGGCCGAGGACCACAGGAAGTACTGGCCGAACGCGTTCTGCTGGACGGACCACCCGGACGGGGACGCGGTCCCGGGCGTCACCGACGTCACGGTCTGGCTGGCGCCGCCGACCTTCAGCGTCGGCGTCCCGCTGACGGTGTAGCGGAGCGGCCATCCCTGCTGGGCCCCGTCGGCGAGCCACACGTCCGTCGCGGGCCCCGACGTGGGCTGCGCGATCGTCTGAGTGCTGCCCTGGACGAGGACCTTGTTGTGGACCGCCGTCCCGTCCCACTCGTAGTTGTTCGTGTTGTCGAGCAGCATGTGACCTTGGGTGGTCGATCCGCCGACGGTGGGGGTGGTGGTGAACGTGACCCCGGAGTCGACCGCCGTGGACGCGTCGAAAAAGTGGAGCCGCCGGTACTCGTCGACGTACCACCCGTACGGGGTCGACGCGCCGGCCAAGGTCGCCAGTTTCCGCCACGCGTCCGACAGCGACCCGTAGTTCAGGATCAGGTTCGGCAGGACCGGGCCCGGGGCGACGAACCCGCCGTCGGCGACCTTCGCCGCGCTGATCCCGCAGTTCGCCTGGGCGGTCAGGTCGACGATCACCTGGTCGGCGGTCAGCCCGTTGAACACCCCGTGCACGATCGCGTTGTCCGCGTAGAACGTGAAATCCGTGCAGTTGAGCGTCCACTCGTTCCGCGTCGGGCCCGTCGGGCTCAGGTTCGGGTCGTTGACCACCCCGGCGAACAGCGTCTTACCGCAGTTCCCGTCGTACAGCGACACGAGGGTCATCGGCTCGACGTACGCGAGGTTGGGCGACCCTGAGTACTCGTCGACCAGCGGGAACGAGGCCGTGTCGCCCTGGCGGCCGAAGTTCTGCGTGATCGTGAAATCGTTGCTGTGACCCTCGTAGGCGAGCAGGGACTGGTACTGGGCCGGCGACCCGCCCGGCGGCGTGAGGGTGAGGGTCAGGTCCGGGCTGGCGACCACGCGGACCCCCTCGCCCGGCGCGTCACGGCATCCTCACCTTCACGCCGGCCTGCGCGAGCGACTTGGTCACGGCGGGCCCTAGCTTCCGCACGAGGTTGTTGATGTCGCTGTCGCTCATGACGGTGTTGTCGTGGACGTCGATGACGATCGTCGCCGAGCCGGAGGATGCCCCGGAGGACGCGGTGAGCCCCAGGCCGAGGGCGCCGGCGCCTGAGCCGCCCGCGTGGGCGAGAGACGCCGACGAGGCGAGCAGGTGAGACGCCGCGGTGACGTCCCCACGCCCGGCGACGATGCCCTTCGCGAGGCTCCGGGCGATCGACCGCCCGGAGTACGACGGGTCGCCGCTGCCGCTCAGCGGGCCGCGTTTGGCCGGGCTGAAGGGCAGGAAGGAGGTGATGGTCGAGGCGACCGAGCTCATGGTGGAGCCGAGGCTGCCGAGCATGTTCTCGACGCCGCGGATCAGCCCTTGGATGACCTTCTCGCCGGCCCCGAACAGCAGGGATCCCAGGTCGCCCAGGGCGGACAGGATCCGCCCTGGTAGGCCAGCGACGAAGCCGATCATCCGGTCCTCCGCGGAGTGGACGGCGTCGGTGGCGTCGTCCCACCAGCCGCGGAAGAGCGAGGCCAGCCGGCCGAACCAGGACAGGACCGACTTCACGTCGTCGATGTCAGTCCTGATCAGCGATTTCACGTACGACCAGGCGGCGCCGACGATCTTCATGATGAGGGCGTGGGCGGCCCGGATGTCGCCGGTTATGTCGGACCAGACCGCCCGGACGAACCCGGTGATCCCGGACCAGGCGGCCTTCGCCCCGGAGACGATCGCGCCCCACACGGCGACCGCGGCCTTCTCGATGTCCCGCCAGTACTTGACGATCAGCAGCACGGCGGCGATGACGGCGAGGACGATCAGGCCGATGCCGAGGAGCATGGCGGCGTTCGCGGCGATCCACGCCGCCATGGTGACCGCGGCCCCGGCGACGTTGGACGCGACGATCACCGCGACCTTGGCCACCGTCTGCGCCACCCAGACCGCGGCGCCGGCGGCCTGCTGCGCGCCGGCCGCGACCCACGCGCCCGCGGTCGCCGCGGCCCCGGCGACGTTGCTCGCGACGACAGAGGCGACCTTGACCGCCTGCTGGGCGACCCAGCTGGCAGCCGAGGCGACCCCGGACGCGGCGGCGGTCGCCCACGCGCCGATCGTCGTCGCGGCCGACGCGACCCAGGACCCGGACGACTCGACGGCCGCCTCGTCGTTCGCCGCGGCGACCTCGGCCGCGTCCTCCTCGGCCGCCGCAGCCCCCTCGGCGGAGGACGCCTCCTGCTTCGCGGCCATCCACGCGTACTTGTCGGCGGACTCCTCGGCCGCGTCCTCGTTCGCGGCGGCGACCTCCGCGGCGTCGCCCTCCATCGCCGCCGACGCCTCCGCCGACGACGACTCCTGCGCGTCCGCGGCCGACTTCGCCGAGGCGGCCTGCGTGCCCGCGGTCTCCTTCGACATCAGCCCGAGGGCCTTCAGGGTCGCCTTGACGGTGTTCACGGCCCCGGAGACGGCGTCGAACGCCTTCTTCGCGACCGCGATGATCGCGATCACGGCGGCGATCGCGGTCACCGACACGAAGATGACCTCGGTGAGGGTCTTGTGCTTCGCGGTCCACTCGGCGATCGGGATGACGACCTTCGTGATGGCCGACAGGACGGAGGTGACGGCGGGCAGCAGGGCGGTGCCGATCGCGATCCCGGTGTTCTCGATCCCGGTCTTCGCCTGCGCGACCTTGAAGTTGAAAGTCCCCTGGATCGTCGACCAGCCCTGGACGTTGCCGCTGGCGTCCTTCGCCTTCGCCGCGATCGCCGCGGTGTTCTTCGTCAGGTCGCCCATGTGCTTGCCGGACAGCATCAGGGCCACGTTCAGGCCGGTCGCGCCGCCCACCATCTTCGACATGGCCTGCGTGTAGGTCTGCTTCAGGCCGGTCGCGCTCGTCGCCGACGACTTGAACATGGTGATCAGGTGGGCCTGCTCGGGGTTGAGCCCCTTCACCGCCGTCGTCAGCGCCCCGGTGGTGATGGACCCGGAGAGGATCTGGTTCGCGAGCGACTGCGCGGCCGGGGACATCTCCTTCAGGTAGCCGAGCATCACCGAGCCGCCGGAGGTGTTCCGCAGGATCGCGTTCCGCATCTCGTCGATCGTCCCGGCCAGCCCGGTCTTGCCGAGATTCGCCGACAGGGCGTTCGCGTTCAGGCCGAGCGCCTTCATCTCGTTCGAGCTGACGAGGGTGGGGGCCTGCATCGAGCGGATGAAGTGCGCGAGGTCCTGCGTTGTCTGCTGGGCGCTCATGCCCTGCGCGGTCATCGTCGCGATCGCGCCGCCGACCTGGGCGAACGAGACGTGCGCGGCGGCGGCGACCGGGGTGACGGCGGACAGCGAGGACGCGAGGTCTTGCATCCGCATGTCACCGCTGCCGACCGTCTCCACCAGCTGGTTCATCAGGCTGGTCGAGTCCTTCGTCGCCTGCGAGGCGGTCAGCGACGTCCCGTAGTAGGCGGTCATGGTGCCGACGAGGGCCTTGGACGTGGTGTCGAGGTCGGCGCCGCCGACCCGCGCGCCCTCAGCGGCCGTCTTCAGGATCGCCAGGCCCGTGGCGGCGTGGAACCCCGACGACTCGATGTGGTACATCGCGTTCGTGATGTCGGAGGCGCTCTGCCCGGTCGCCGTCGACACGCTCAGGATCCCGGCCTGCACCATGGCTAGGTTCTTCGCGGACTCCCCCGCGTCCGTCACCAGGTGAGTCGTGCTGTCCTGGAAGTTCCCCGCCGCCTTGACCATGACGGCGGCGGCCACGCCGAGGCCGAGGGCGGTGATCCCGGCGGCCCTGCCCGCAGTGGACAGGAGCTTCGAGGACGCCGCCGCCTTGTCGGCCGCGTCCTTCTGGGCGGCGGCCTCCTCGGCGGCGGCGGCGGCGGCCTCGGTGTCCGACGCGGCGACGGCCTTCTGCACGTCCGCCTGCCGGGCCTGGGACGCTGTCAGGTCGTCGGACGCCTTCTTCGCGTCCTTCTCCGCCGCCGTCAGGCTCTGCGCCGCCGCGGCGACGTTGTCCGACGTGTTGAGCGACGCCTGCCGGGCCTGGGCGGCGGCGAGGTCGCTCGCGGCCCCGGCGGCCTCCCGGTCGGCGACCGCGACCCGCTCCGTCGCGACCGCGAGCGCGTCCTCGTCTCCCGCGGCCGTGGCGGCCAGCAGAGACGACCGCGCCTCTTTCAGCTGCGCCGCCGACGCCGCGGCCTTCTCCTGCGCCGCCGCGACCTCGTTCGCGGCGGCGGCGACCTGATCCTCGGTTGCGGCGTCCTGCTGGGTGATGGCCAGCAGGTTCCGCTCTGCGTCCGCGAGGGCGCTCGCCGTCTGCGCCTGCTTCGACTGCGCGGCCTCGACCCGCGCGCTGGCGAGCTCGAGGGCGTCAGCGCCGGAGGCGGTCTGGGCCAGCGACTCGTCGATCGCCTCGCCGGCGCCCCTGGCGGTGTCGGCCGCCGACTTCGCGGTGTCGGAGAACTTGTCGAGGCTCTCGTCGACCTTCGCGAAGATCTCCGACGCGGCGTCCCTGGCTTCCAGGATCGCGAGAACCGTAAAACTCTCGGCGCCTGCCACCGTTCACCGCCAGACAGGGGTAAGGGGAAGCGGGACTCACCTGCGGCGGTTCGCCTGAGCCGCCCGCGCGTTCTCCTCGCGGCGGATCAGCTGGATGATCAGGGCGTAGTGCTGGACCTCACGCCAGGGGCGGTTCCGGAGATCCTCCCTCGTCAGCCCCAGCTGCTGCCAGAACTCCCTCTCGATCAGGAAGTCCTGCAGCACCTCCGGCCCCGCCGTCCCCATCCGGACCGCCCCGGACAGCTTCGTCAGGAAACGTGGCCTGTTCGGCCGGCTCCGGCGGCCCGTTCAGCTCGTCGCACTTGCTGTAGATCTGCATGCGCATCCACACGGGCATCCGCTCGATGTTCGCCCGCTTCGCCTTCTCCGGCGCCAGCGCCCAGATCGTCTCGCCGTCAGCCTCGTCGAGGTTCCAGTCGACGATCGACGCGATCAGCATCCGGATCTGCGCCTCCCGCTGGTCGATGTCGGAGAACTGCACCTTGCCGTTGCTCGTCGCGCTGATGTGGTGCCTCGACCCGAGCGCGAGCTCGACCGGGGCGTACTCGGCGGACGACAGGCAGGGCTTGACGTCAACCCAGTACCCGCGGTCGAAGGTGATCCGCACGGGGGTCTCGTACGCGGAGAGAAAGCCGGGCATTGCCTGTTGCGCTCCTAAAGGACGGCGGGAACGGGAAAGCCCCCGGGCTGTTGCCCGAGGGCTGGGTGGTACGGGGAAGCTCAGGCGGCTTTGCGGGCCTTCCATCGACCGCGCGCGGCATCCGAGCACGTGATGCAGACCCGGACCCACCGCGTGTTGGCCTTGGTGAACTCATGACCATTGCCGCAGTGCGTGCCGCGCTCGGTGGAGGCGCCGCGCCGAACGTTGACTTCGTGGAGCACGGGCTCGAGGTGTTCGGGACGAACGCAGGCGCGATTCCGGCAGAGATGATCGATGACCATTCCGTGAGGGATCGGCCCGACGAACACTTCGTATGAGGCGCGGTGCGCCATATGGTTTTTCTTACGCCCGTTTTCGGTGATGCCGATCACGCCATAGCCGTCGCGATTCGGGCGGCCGGTCCAGAACCAGCAGTGGTCCGTCTTGACGACCTTGGCCTCGATGCGCTCGCGGAGAGTTGCGCCGCGCCGGGTGTGCTTGTCCGGCGTCAGCGGGTCGCCCGTGAGGTAGTACTTCTGGTAGTGGCGCTTGCACCAGCCGAGACCGCCATTGGCGACGGCATCGCAGGGCTTCGCCTTGCAGGGCCGACTTGAGAGCGATCCCTTCATCGCCCGGCCGGCCTCCGGGTCGCCGTATTGCTTCCAGCGCTGGTAGTGGGCGCAGCACCAGCCGCGCCGCAGGGCCGGCTTGTCACACCACCCGATTGCGCAGATGCCCTCGTCGACCCGCGTCTTTCGCAATGCGCGGAGAGGCCGGTCGGCCTGCGCGTCACCGTACTTCAGCACTCGCTGGTAGTGGGCGTTGCACCAGCCCCGGGCCAGCGGCGCCCTGTCGCAGTCCTCTACCTTGCATGTAACGTTGCCCATGTCGACTCCCATAAGTCGGCCAAGCCCCGGGCCGGATGCGAGTGATGGCGTCACTCCCGGTCGCGGGGACCTTTAGCTAATTATAGCGAAAAGGGCGGGCGCTTATCCTGTATATGCGGTGCTGACCCCATTTACCACGACCGCCTGAATGGTGTACTGGCTACCGCCAGTTAGCGGCCTGCTGGCTTCAAATGAAAAACTCGACATTATAATATCGTCGAATTTGACGTCGTTCGCGTACTTGGTCAGGACGACCTGCGGGCAGGTGAACGTCACGGAGTAGCCGGACCCGCCGGGGTGGGTGAACGCGACTGACAGCGCCCCGAGGGTCAGGTTCTCGTATGTGGTGAAGTCGCCGTAGGTGGAGTCGTTCAGCGACGACCACACGACGTCGATGGTGCCGGAGACGTGCAGGCTGACGGGGGTGATGAACGACGGCCCGTGGTTGGAGCTGTAGGTCCAGGTTTCCTTGAGGCCGTTGTCGATGTCGAGCGTCACATTGGTGACGTCCGCGCGGGCGTGCGTGTCGAGCGTCAGCGACGCCTCGCTGAACACCCACGGGAGCTCGTTCGTGACGGTGATCGCCGTGGGGCTGGTGAGGATCGCGACGGACTGGCCGGACATGTCCGCCGAGATCATCACCGGCTCGTTGCCGACAGGGGCCTTGACGCTGAACTTGCCGACCCGGCAGCCCGCGAACTGCAGGCTCTGGTAGTTGCCGAGGTTCTTCTCGACGGTCAGGCTGGCGAGGGTGTTGGCCTGGGAGATCGTGTGCGTGTAGGGAAGGCCGGAGCCCGTCACCGCGTCCGTGCCGATCGCGGCCACCAGCAGCGGGATCGCGTTCGACGGGAACAGCGGGCCCTCGATCGTGCCGACGTTCTTCGCCTCGCCCTGCAGGTTGAAAACCTGCTTGTCCCGGTCGCCCATCATCAGGGTCGGGGAGAACCAGCCGGAGTCGTACTCCATCCCGTTCGTGGTCATCGGGAGGAACGTGGTCGCGGCCACGGGCGTGCCGAAGGCCGACTCCACCGCGAGTCCGGTGGCGCTCTCACTGCCGGGCCGCTCTGTGATCGTTGGGTACGCCACGGCGCTCCCTCCTTTGCTCTGGTGCTTGCAGGGGCGGGGCGCGCCAGGCGGGATACTGGCGGGGTGAATGCGGCATACGAGGACGAGACAGGCGAGATCGCCGACTTCATGGCGGCGCGACTCGACGAGTTGGAGGCGGCGGCAGAAGCCGCGACGCCCGGCCCGTGGACGGATACCGGGCAGCGGGATGTGTTCGTGGAGCAGCTCGCCACGTCAGCGGGAACCCCCGCCGAAGACCTGCACCTCATCGCCGAGATGGAGGCTTGCGGCGATCACCCGGACCGTCGCAGGGCCGACGCGGAGCACATCATCCTGCACGACCCGGTGCGCGTCCTTGCGAGCGCCGCCGCCGACCGGGCGATGCTGCACGAGCACGCGGCGTTCGCGGGCATCGCGCTCAATGACCTGTCGGTGCGGGAATGGGCCAACGCTCTGGGGCGGATGGTCAGGATCAGGGCGTCGGCGTGGGCCTGGCATCCGGAGTACAAGGCGGGGTGGAAGCCGTGAGCGAGACAGGCGAGATGAGCACGACGGACGAGATCGCGGCGTTCTACGCGGCGAGGCTCGGCGAGGAAGAGGCGGCGGCGAAGGGCATGGTCGCCGCGTTCGACGGCGTCGCCGAGTGGGTGATCCAGGAGAACGGCGGCGAGTTCGACTTCACGGTCACCGCCGGCCAGTTGGCGACGGAGGGCGTGGCGGACGCGTGGCGGGAAGACGCGGCGTCGTGGATCGCCCGCCATGACCCGGCGCGGGCGCTGCGGAAGGTCAGGGCGGGGCGGAAGCTGATCCTGCGGTACCAGGTCGCGATGGGGGTCCGCGAGGAGGACCACGACCCGACCGTCACGGCGCTCGTCGGGCAGATGCGCGACGAGGCGACCATCTGGGAGGACCACCCGGAGTACAAGGAGCTGTGGAGGCCGTGACCTGTCCCGGCGTCGCGCCGCCGCTTGATGACGCCTTCCCGAAGGTCTCCCGCGCGCGGATGATCATCGAGTTCACGGACCGCTCGGCCCGCCACTTCGAGGCAAGCGCCCCGGCCGAGGCGGAGATCAAACTGCTCACCGTTGACGACCTGGCGGAGGAGCGGTACGGCTACCGGCCCGAGCCGCCGTTCTTCCCGGCCGGCTACCTCACCCACCTGCTGCCGTCCTATGGTGACCGGTTCGGCGGCGTGATACTGCGCTTGGCCTGCTACCCCAACGGCCTAGAGCCGGCTGCTCACCTGAGGATTGAGCAGGAGTCCGGGGAGATCCCGCCCGAGGTGGCCGAACGGGCGGTCGGCGTGATCGACACGTTGCCGGCACCGGAGGGCGCGCTGCTGGCGCTCCGCCCGTACCTAGCCAGGATCGCGGGGATGCAGTGAGCGGGCGAGAGCACCCGCGAACGCAGAAAGTGGCCGAGGCCCAGTCCGACGTGCAGCGGCGGGTCTGCAAACTGCAGCGCGAGCACGGCCTGACCGACGTCGAGATGCTTCAGGCGCTGGCCGGCTGGCAGTCCGGCTGCCTCAAGTCGATGCTGCGAGCCGAGCGGCACCCGGACGACCCCGGCGCGCCCGCCGATTGGGAGTGAGACCGTGAGCGCGAGACGCAAGCCGACACCGCGAGGGCTTTTCCTGCGGGAGTTCCCGGCGGACACGCTGCCCGGCATCCTGGAGCCGTTCCTGTGGCTAGTGACAGCCGAGGTCCGGGACGTCCACGGACTGCGGTCCTCGTTCCGGCTGTCCCGCGTGCAGGGCATCGTGAGAGGCCCCGAAACGGTCGGCGACACGGGCGCGGACGTTGACGAGCTCGTCGGTCGCGACCATCAGGGTTTCATCGACGGCCTCGGCCGGGCGTCACGCGAGGCCGACTACAGGGCCGCCGAGGAGGTGGTCGCCGCTGCTCTCGCGGCCGGGTGCCGGCTGGCCGGCCCTTCGGAGATCAGCATGCGCGTGCGGGTCGACACCGATCGTGAGACGGGGATCGAGGTCCATCGCGGCGAATGCCACGTCGACCTGAGTTTCCTGGTCCCGTACGGCAGGGAGGCGTGAGCGTCGGCTGCCTGTTCGGGACCTACTGCTCTCCGGTGCCGCTCTTCCCGTCCGGCGAGCCTGAGCCTGAGCGCGAGCGCCCGCCAGACCGCCTGCCGCCGCTGGTCTCGCCGTCCTGGCTGTCGCTGGCGGCCTCGCTCGCCTCGGGCGCTTCCGGCTCCTGAGGCTCGGGCTCCTCACCGCACCTGCACGGCGGCGCGTGGCACTTCCCGACGTGCTCGATGTCGCCCCGGCGCATGAACGACAGCAGCAGGGACAGGGGGATCTCGAAATCCCCGCCCGGCTCGACGTGCCCCACGCCCGGGGTCTGGAATGTGGTCGCCTGCACTCCGGTGTAGCGGAGGGGGATCCGGTCGCTACTCAATGAAGGTGGCCTCCCTCACGGCGTCCACGAAGGACTGCAGGATCATCGTCTTCAGGGGCGCGATCGCCTTCTCGGGGAAGTCGTTCGCCTTCGTCCCCGGGTGGTTGACGCTCTTCGCGAACATGATGGGCCCGTGACCTGCGTTGGCGAACCAGCGGAGCGCCTTCGCGTTCCTCGCCGCGATGACGTGGGGGCCGGTCCCGGCGAGGACGTACGGGGCGTAGGAGGCGGTGGAGTACAGCACGACCCACATCCGCGACGGGCCCGGCTCGAGCCGGGAGCCTATGCCCTGCCGCATCGCCCCGGTTCGGAACGGGGCGCGCATCTTCATGCTCCTGGACGCGGCCGGCTCGACGTCCGCCGCCCACGCCCCGGAGGCGGCCTTCCAGTCGAACTTCAGGCTCCGGTCCGCGCCGGACACCGTCATCGTCATGCTCACGACTGGACCACCTCCAGGACGTCGAGGCCGAGGCGGGCCGAGTACCAGATCATCTTCATCGAGGCGGGTGTCCGCTCGGGCGGGTAGTCGAGGTCGAACGTCTCGCCGATGGACTGGATCTGGGTGTCCGTCTCGTTGACCGCGTTAGGCCCCATCGGCACGCCCTCGGCGGAGATGAACAGCGGCATTGTCGTGTCCATGAACGCCGACATCACCGTGTCGATGATCAGCGGGAACGGCTCGTTCTGCCGAGCGTTGTCGGGGGTGTCGAGGTAGACGAGCCAGACGCTCACGGTCCACGGGAACTTCTTGAAGCCCGCACCGCGGGGCGCCGTCTGCCTGGCCGCCCGGAGGGAGCCGCCCCACACGTAGGCGCGGGGGCCGTCGGCCTTCTCCAGCGTCGGCGGGGTGATCCACGCGGTGATCGGGTCGACGCCGTCGATGGGGACGGCCAGGCCGTTGACGATGCCGAGGACGTACTTGCTCACCGAGTACAGCAAGCCCGGCCCCCTACATCACCCTGCGGTAGTCGCCGAGCTTCTCCGCGAACATCTTCGCCATCGCGTCGGTGTCCATGCCGGTCGAGGAGTGCCCGCCGGAGACGTCCTGGATGGTGATCGCGTCGATGCCGCCCTCGAGCGCCTGCATCGAGCAGGCGAGGATCGCGGCCTGCATCACGTCCGCGGGGAGCGCGGAGATGAGGACGCCGTCCTGGTGGGGGAAGTTGAGCGGCGAGGACAGGGTGATCGTTCCCGGGCCGGCCTGGACGGTTCCGGCGTTGTTCGGGAGCGTGATCGGGTTGGTCGCCGACACGGACTCGACGAAAAGGGGCTCGGTCGCCGCGCCGTCGTAGGCGAACCCGGACGCCCCGGTCCACCCGGTCACGTCGTCGACGCTGAGGACGGTCTCGTCGTCGCTCACGGCTTCGGTCAGGCTCGTGTGAGGCCAGCCGTTGAAGTAGGCGAGCTGCACCCGCAGCCCGCCGCGGCCGCCGCCCCCGCGCCACCAGCCGTTCGGGGTGGGGATGCCCCGCCCGCATCCGCCCCAGGTGATCCACCCGGGGGCGATGTCGATCGTCCACCCGCCGTCGGGAGCGGTGGCGGACGCGCTGTCGCCGATCGAGATCAGGGGGTGCCGGATGTCCCACTGGCCCGAGGTGACAGGCGTCCAGACGCGGGGGAAGGCGCGGCTGGACGAAAGCTGGATCGCGAGGACCTCGGTCACCGGCCACCGCCGCGCCTGCAGGACGCCGTTCCCGGTGTTCCCGTCGACATTGCAGCGGGGCATGCCCGGCCCGTTGAGGTACTCGACAGCGAGGGTGGAGCGGAGCACCTGCCTGCAGAAGCGGTCAACCTGCGAGGTGGCGCGCCAGCAGATGTTCGTCAGCTCGGCATTGACGGAAGCGCCGACCGCGCCCGGGGAAGGAATTATGTCCCATGAAACGCCCGTTGGTGCATTCTGGATGATTTGTGGCGTTACGTACGGTGTGCCCGTCGCCATCAGCCGCCACCCCGCTTACGCCCCGGACTAGCATTGACGCCATGAGCGAACCCGGAGTCGTCGCCTTCGACCTGCAGCCGCCCCTGATGCCCGGCGACCCCGGGCACCCGGTCACACCGCGCTTCTCGCCCCTGCTGGACCGCGGGGAGCGCTCGCCGATGCCCCGCTACGTCCCTGGCCCGCAGCCGGAGGGCACGGTGCGCGTGGTCCTCGACTCCGCCGGGTGCAACGGGGAGCCCGCCAGCTTCCAGCCGTACGAGGCGTACCCGACGCTCGCCAGGCCGCACGAGGTGTTCGACGTCCCCCGCGAGCGGTACGAGCGATGGGAGGCGGCCCTGACGGCGTTCCTGGCGGTAGAGGAGGAGATCGAGGCGCTGATCGACGTCCGCGCCCGCGATCCCCTCCCGCGTCCCTCGCCGGGCCTGCCGCCTACCTGATCCCGTACCAGAGCTTCGTCGCGGCGAGCGCCCACGACGTGCCCCACGTCAGCTGGGTCGACGCGCCGATCGTCGTCGGCGCCCCGGAGGACAGCGACGCCGAGTTCAGCGTGGGGACGGTCGCCGACAGGCTGCAGTTCGGGTTCATGACGGTCGCGCCGACGGAGCCGGTGGACGTTGCGGTGACGCCCGGCATGCTCGGGGTGGTACCGGTGTAGCACTGGTACACGTAGTAGGTGCCCGCGGCGAGCTGGACCGGCGTCACCCACGGGATCGACGTCAGCCCGTTGCCCGTGACGCTCGTGTGGGACTCCGCCGTCCAGGCGACCGGGTTGACGCCGGAACCGGTGTAGAGGCCCCAGATCGCGCCGGACGGCGACCCGTACGCGGTGAGGATCACGTCCAGGTACGTGGTCAGGCCCGACACCGGGACGTTGACCCGCGTCAGGTACCCGTAGGCGGTCGTCAGGACCACCGCGGTCGCCGACAGCAGGTCCGAGGGGAGCGACTGGCCGAGGTAGCCGGCGGCCAGCGCCTGGGTGCTGACGCCCGCGACGTCGGTGATGAGGCCGTTCGCGGTCAGGGGGGCGTTGAACGTCGCCGGGTTCGCGGCGGACTCGGCGGCCAGGGGGCCGTTGCTGGTGCCGGTGACGAGCACTGAGTTCGGCATGGGTTTACCTCCGGGTGGGCGTGCGCGGGAATGCCGCGCGGGGGTCGGTCGGGCTGGGGCGGCTGCCCGGCCGCGGAGGCGGGGCATGGCGAAGCCCCCGGAGCGCGGCGCTCGCGGGGGCGGGACGGGAGGATGCGGGCTAGGCGGGCTTCGCCGTAGCGGGCTTCGGCGCTCGCGCGGGCTTGGGCGGGGCGGCCTGCGCGGCGCCCTCGGGCTCACCGCCGCCTGGGGGCGCAGGGCGCGCGGCCATCTCGCCGAGCTGGGCGGTCAGCGCCTCGACCTGCGCGGTCAGCCTGGCGACCGCAGGGTCGGCGGCGGACGGGGTCCCGCCGGGCTGCCCCGCCGCGAGATGCGCTGTGAGCTCGGCGAGCTGCCGGACCAGCGCCTGGTTGTCCTCCATCGCGGTGAGCATGGAAGCCGGGTCGCGGCGGCGGGCCATCTCCATCCCGTGCAGCCGGTCAGCGCGGGCTTCCTCGGTCTCCCACAGTCGCCTGCCCTTGACGGCGAAGCCGCCGAGCGCGTCGGAGACCTCGTCGGGGAAGTCGAAGCCCCCGGCCTCGTCGGGGGTGAACCGGCCGTATTCGGGGTCGACGTGCTGGTCGGCGCCCATTAGTGAGTACAGGCGCATGGCACCTTCGCTTTCATTCCGGTTGGGGGCCGCACGGGGTCCGGGAACGGAGCAGAAAGCTCCCGGCCCCCGTGCGGCGGGTACCTTTTATCGCTTGCTTGCCGATGAATTGGCGGCCATCTGAAAAGTTTCCCGAATGTGGCTTACCGGTAATGGCCGGCACGCATTACGATTGACTGCCCAGAAATGGCGTTTAAGCAGGTGAGCTAGCTCACATTCGCCAAAACTGCCATGGCGACCGGGGCGCGGTTCGCCAGGGCGCTGACCGAGCGAATTTCGAACTCACGGCGCGGACCGCCGCCCTTCGTCCCTGCGACCCGGGCAATTCCGTAGTCGAACTGCGCGGTGTCCCGAAGGCATCGCATGGCGAGGACATTCGAGATGTTGGCCTGCGGGAACGGGACCCGGTCGGTCCTGCCGATGATGGTGCCCGGCGGGAGCGACACGTGGACCTCGATCGGGACGGTCACGCCGCCGGCGGGGGCGTTGACGATCTCCCCGACCCGGCCGCCGGCGGTGACCGAGATACGGCCCGAGGCGTCAGTGTTGAGGAAGGTCGTCGCGCTGCCGCTGCCGAGGATCAGGTTGGCGATCTCCTGCGCCTGCGCGGCGTTGACCATGATCGCGGACGGGCTGCACTTCACCTGGTTCCACAGCGGGACGAAGATGTCCGCCTCGATCTCGGTGATCGTGCCGCCCGTGAGGGTCAGCGCCGCGCCGTTGAGCGAGTTCCACACCGACGGGTTGGCGGTGCCGGTCCCCGGCTTGACCCACTGGCCGGTGGACGAGTAGTCGCCCGAGAGGCTCGCGAGGAACCCGTCGTAGTCGTTGGCGTTCGCCGAGCCGTTGTCGGCGGAGGCGTTGTAGGTGGGGACGCCGGGGGCGCCGTTCCAGTTCTGCGCCAGGTCCGCGATGTTCGGCAGCGCCTGGTTGGTGGTGATGACCTTCGTCATCGTGACCGCGTTGACCGTGGTCGTGGTGTAGTACCACCAGGTGACGCCGTTGCTGGACTGGAACCAGTCGTAGCAGACGGCGCCGCGGATCGCGGCCACGGTGCCGGTGACCGTGTTCGTGGAGGTGCCGGAGCCGGTCTCGATGCTGGCGCTGTTGCCCTGGCTGTTCCCGGTGCCGTAGTAGTAGCCGCTGCCGGTGCGGGCCGCGACGCCGATGTAGACGGTGGTGTTCAGGGCGATGGTGCCGCCGGTGGTCGCCGTGGTCATCGAGGGGGCCGCGGCGGCGGCGAGGGCGAACGACTGCGCGCCGAGCTGCTTGCGGTCGTCGCCGATCAGCACCTGGTTCAGGGTCTGGAAGGTCGCCACCGCGTACGGGTCGCTGAATCCCGTCGCGAAGTCGAAGGCGTCCTGCGTCACCAGGCCGGCGTAGCCGGTCGGCGCGTACTTCGCCTGGAAGTCCTGCTCGCTGAACGTCGCCTCGTTCGCCGCGAAGTCGATCCCCATGCTGGGGTCGAGCTGCGAGGAGTTGACGTTCATGAGGCTGCGCCACACTGCGAACGGGTTGCCGTCCGTGGCCTTCTCGCGGGCGACGAGGTCACGGAACGGGGTGACGACGGGGACGAGGGACACGAGGCCGGACAGGTCGTACGACCAGATGCCCGTGGACTCGTAGATGCCCGCGGTCTGGGCCTTGGAGATCTCCGCGAGGGTCTCCTCGCTGATGTTCTGCGCTGGTGCGGTCATGCGGGATGCCTCCTTTCGGGGGGCATGCGAAAGCCCCCGCGGGCGGGTGCCTGCGAGGGCTTCGGGGACTGCTGCTATCGGGGGGCGGTCCGCTTGCGGTTACGCGCGGAGCGGGGCCGGAGTCGGGCGGGCCGCGTGGATGGCGGTCAGCGCGGCGATCGCGTCGCCCTGAAGGCCCTTGGCGATCTCGTTCTGCGCGCCGGCGTCGGGGGCGGCGTACATCTCCCGCTTGCGCTCGAGCGCCTTGGCGACGTCGACCTGCCCGTTCGCCCTTCCCTGGTCCTGGCCGCGCATCTGCTCGGCCGGGGGGACCGCCCCGTTGGTGAACACCTTCGGCGCCGCAGGCGTGTTCTCCACCGTCTCCAGGCGCGACTTCAGCACGTCGATCTCCTCCGCCAGCCCAGCCTTGTCAGCCGCCATCTTGGCGATGACCTCCTGGTGGGCGGCGCCCTGAGTCTCGAGCGCTTCCGCTGCCGCGTCCCGGGCGATGCTCTTGAGCACGTCCTGCGTCACTGTGATCACGTTCTCGTCCGCCGCCTTGCCGACCGCGTCGGCGGGGGTGCCGGCGTCGGCGGAGGGCTGCGGGGTCATGTCGCCGGCTGCGGGGGCCGCAGCAGCGGCGGGGCCGGGCTGCATGTCGCCGTCGCCGTCGTCACTGGAGCCGCCGCCCGCCCCGGCTACCGGGGTGATGTCGGCGGGGTCGACGATGCCGACGAGGTTGCCGTTCTCGTCGAAGACGGCCTGCATGGTGACCTTGCCGTCCCCGTCGCCGTCGGCCTTGGCGACCTGCTGGACGATCGCCTCGGGACGGGCGAGGCCGAGGAGCCTGCCAGGAGGCTGGCCGTAGACGGCGACCTGGAGCGAGGCCTTGACGACGGCGCGGCCGGGGGCGTCGCCGGGGCGGGCGTCCTGCGGTCCGTCGCCGGGCAGCGCGGAGTCCGGGCCGGTCGTGCGCGGCTGCCCCATGCCGGTCGTGCCGCCCGCGTTCACGGGGCCGGTGTTCCGGGCCTGGTCCTCGGGGGACATCGCGGTCTTGGCGACCGGGCCGGGGCGGGCGAGCGTGTCAGCCGCGGAGCCCTGGGCCAGCTGCTTGCCCCGCAGGTCGATTGTGTGGTTGGGCATAGCGCCCTCCGTTTCCTTGGCGACCGGCTGGTCAGGTGCGGCGGGCGCCGCAGGCAGGCTGGCGAGCACGTCCCCGAGCGCCCCGTAGGCGTCCCGGATGCGGCTCTCGTTCACCGACGACAGGACCCGGCCTGACTTCGCGACCGCGGTCAGACCCTCGATCACGCCGAGAGGGGCCGGGTCGAAGACGGCGAGGGCCTTGCACATCTCGGCCATCTCCGCGCCGAGCTCGGCCTCGGCCATCTCCCCTGCGGCGAACACGGCGAGGGTGCTGATGACGTAGTCGACGGCGCACGCGGCGTCCTCGAGGTCGAACGCGTTCTCCGCGTCGGACGGGTCGGCGCTGGCGGCCTCGAGCATCTCCCGCTCGGCGAGGATCCCGAGGGCGTTCTTGAGGCGGGCCGCGATGCTCAGCCACTTGGCCGCGGTGGCGGCGTCGATCGCCTCCCACGCCGGGGAGCCGGGGTCCGTCGGGTCGCCGGGGACCTCCATCTCCATGTCAGGCATCGCCATCGGCGTCGGCGGGTCCATGCCGTCCATGCCGTCATCGAGGGGCATAGCGTCCCCGGCGGCGTCCATCAGGTCCTTGGCGACAGCTTCAGCGGGCACGGCGGCCTCCTTGGCGACGTCGCCCTTCAGGGAGCCGTCAGAGTTCCAGTTGTCGGGGATTTCCGAGGAAGCGCCGAGAGACTTCGCGCGGGTGATGATGTGCTTCCGGATCGCGTTGTGGCTCGCGCCGCCCCGGCCCACCGCGTGAATGGCCTTGCCGAGGTCCGCCTTGTCGGCGATGGGGTAGCTGCCGTCGGGCATCGCGGCGCCGGAGGCGGCCTTCTTGTCCCGGTCGGCGGTGTCGTTCTTGGCCTTCTCGACGTCGCCGGGCGCGTTCTCGTCCGGGGCCTCCGCCTTGCGGACCGACGAGGCGTGGATGAACGCGGCCATCGCAGCCGGGGAGCCGGACAGGTGGATGCCGTTCGGGAGGGCGACGCGGCCGTTCTCGGTTTCTGGCACGGTGGCCTCCTCGGTCGAGGTCTTCGCGATCAGGTCGCGCACGTAGTCGGCGTCCAGCAGCCCGGCGCCGGCCTGCTTGGCGATCAGGAACCTCGTCCCGTTGGCCGCGTTCTTCACGAGGTCGACGCGGTCGGGGTGGAAGTCGACGAGCTGGGTGAACTCGTCCTCGTCGCCTGCCGGCATCGTCACGGGGCCTCCCTCGCGGGGCTACAGTGCGGGCATGAGCGGCAACGGACTTGACGACCTCAAGCGGGTAATCGGCAGGCTGCGATGGGCGCTGGCCGGGCTGAACCTTGCGGTCGTCTTCCTCGGCGGGGCGGTGACCTATGCCGGCGTGAGGACCGGCCATCCTGTGCTCGCGGGGGCGTGCGCCTTGCTGAGCGCGGCGACCTTGGCGGCGCTTCCGATCGCCTGGAGGAAGACGCGATGAGTGATGCGCTGGTCGGCGACGAGGAGTTCCGAAAGCGATTCGAGTTGGCCAAGGCGCGGTGCCTCGTCGGCCACGGGGCGGGGTGCTTCTACGGCGGACTGGCCCCGAGCGCCGGCCGCTGGCTCTCCGTCGCCGGGTGCCTGTGGGATCACGGCGATGCGTGCGCCGCCTGCGGATGCGACGGCGCCGCAGTGTTCCAGGGTTGGCACGCCGGGGTCTCCCCGATGGAGAGAGGCACAGTTAGCGGGCTGATCTGGGGCGTGACGCTGTGCGCCGCGTGCAGGGACCGCGAGATGGCGCGGAACCCGGAGTGGCGTGTATCTGCGACCTGACCCCGCCCGAGCGGTAGGCTTCTCGCTGCGTCCGGCCGAGGGTGAGGGCCCAGCAGCGGGAATGAGCGGGCGTGTAGGCCGGGCGTGCTTTCAGACGGCGCGCGACGGGCGTCTGCGGGCTATCCCCTGCGGCGACCAGCCGGTGATGAGCCCGCGCTGGTACAGATCCCAGGCCCTCGGCGAGAGGACGGCGCCCAGCAGCCAGTCGCCCTTGTTGACGACGATGCCGTTCCCGAGGTCCCACGGCTGGTCCGGGCGGTAGATATACGACTCGACCACCGTCGCCGTCGCTTCGCCGTCGCCGTCCGTCTCGGTGCCGTCAAGGTGGAACATCCCGACGCGCGGCCCGTTGGCGAGGAACTCCCAGGCCGATTTTTCAAGATCGGCCGCGTCCAGGAAATCCCTGCCGCCGTCCTGGCCCCTGGCGATGCTCGGCGCCGGCCCGGCCTGGTAGGCGATGCCGAGGCAGTACCTCTGCGGCTCCGCGCCCTTCAGGATCTCCGCCTCATCATCCCCGGGCTCCCAGGTGACGTCCGCGAGGATGTTCCCGGCGGGCTCCTCGCTCTCGGCGGGGGGCGGTGCCTGCTCGGCGAGGATCTCGGCGACGATCTTGCGGAGCTCGTCTCGCAGCGAGTCCGGGTCGATGTTCAACAGCACGGCCACCGCATCACCTCCGCGAGAATGGGCGGGTGAGCGAAGAAAACATCGAGTGGACCGTGACCATCGACGGCGGCGACATCGAGGTCCGCCGACCGTCCCCGTACTGCGCCGAGCACCCGTGGGGCTTCCGGGGCGAGATCCGCGCCGACGTGATCGCGATGGTGACGCCGGGAAAGCTGGCGGAGCTGCAGGCGAACATGGTGGCCGAGTTGAAAGGGCAGCTAGTGGACGCTGAGGCGAAGCTCGACCATTGCACGCAGTGCAAGCCGTGAGCGGAGACGAGCTAGTCCCGTTCGACGTCGGCCCGGACTGCCAGCCGTCCGGCAATCCGTTCCGGGATCTGATCCCGCGCGGCCCCGTGCGGGAGGCGAACCCGCACCGGGTGGGCGCCTGCCCTGACTGCGGCAGCTACCGGACGGACGGCAGGCCGCCGTACATCCACAAGGACGACTGCCCGCGCGAGGGAGACCTGCAACTCGACCGCTGGCTAGCCGAGCAGGAGACGGGCGACCACGGCGGCGCGGTGCTGTACTGCGCGGAGCATGATCACGTCATCGAGGGGCTCGGAAGATGAGCGGCGCGGATGAACTTGCGACCTGGCTGCGCAAGGCGGTCGAGGAGCGCCGGGCGCTCGCCTGGAACGCGATAATCGTCGAAAGCGACCTGCACGTCGGGGACGTCACCATTCCGGCGGCGGAGCCGCCCGCGTGCTCGCCGGGCTGGCGGGAGCAGTCCAGCGGGGTCCTCGTCACCGGAGAGGGCACCGAAGACGACGCGTGGTACGGCACCTGGGCGACGGGAGACTCAAGGCTCACCCGGCTCATCGCGGCGAACGACCCGAGAGACACGATCGCCCGGTGCGAGGCGGAGCTTGCGATCCTGGACGATCACGGCAGTGACGGCGAGCGGAAGTACCCGGAGTGCCGCTGCTGCGGAGTGGGGGCGTTCCCGTGCCGTACCGTCCGCCTGATCGGGCGCGGCTACAGGCACCGACCCGGTTATCGGGAAGCGGAGTGGAAGCCGTGAGCGACGAGCTGACGGCGTGGCTGCGCGCCGAGATCGAGGCGGACGGGAAGTCGGCCGCCGTGCGCCTCCGTCGCCAGATGTCCGACGACTACAGGCGCGTGCAGATGGAGAAGCTGGCCCGCGCGAAGGCGGAACTCGCGATCCTGGACCTGTGCGAACGGCAGGCCGCGAAGTCCGGCGAGAACGCCATGGAGGAAGACCGGGCGTGGGCGCTCGACCCGGTTGTGCGCCTGCTCGCCTTCGGCTACCGGCGGCGCGAGGGCTGCCCGGAGTCCGAAGACGACCTGCGGAACTTCTACTTCCTCCAGACGGAGGGGCAGTGAGCGACGATCCCGCGGACTGGGTGCGCCAGCTCCGCGACAGCATCCGAGTCGACCCCGATGTGCCGCCAGGGCTTCTGATCGTGGAGTCCGGCCCTGAACGGCTAGCGCGCTGGGGCGGCCATCCCGGCGGCCTGGTGACCGACGCGCTCTGGGAAGACCTGCAATCGTGGATGGAGTCGTTTCCGTACACCATCCGGCTGGGCGAGCGCGGCCAGCCGATCGTCTGCGAGGTCTGCGGAACGCTCGTCGCGCTCACCCCGGAGGCAAGCGGGGCGCGCGCTCCGTGGAAGCCGGGCATCTGGGAGTACGAGACGTACCGCAGGCACACCCAGCGGAGGTGCGAGTGGAAGAGGGCGAACCCTTGAGCGTCTAGGGCACCCCGAGGTCGCGCAGGTACTCCTCTGGCAGCCCAGCGATCCCGAGCTTCTCCGCCGCCTCGGCGTGAGAGCGGCGGCTGATCGGGATCAGCCGCGAGACATGCCCGTCCTCGTAGACCTTCACCGCCCCCGTGTAGCCGCCCGCAGCGTCGATGACCGCGCGGGCCAGCTCGCAGTCGTCGGGTATCTCCGAGGTCAGCTCAGCCGAGTGCCCGCCTCGGCAGACGAACGCGCCGACGAGGACACCCGAGGTCACAGGGATCTCCGGCATGCACGGCGCGCTGAACGTGGTCTCGCGGCCGACCTGCGAGGCGAAGCAGTCCGGGGCGAACCGCTCGCCGTCAGGGGCGGGAACGTCGAAGGTGACCAGCATGAGGGCGAGCCTAGCCGTCCTCCGTCGGCTGCCACGTGACCGCGAAGCCCGGTATCCCCAGCCCGGAATCAGGGTCGGACGACGCAGGCCGGATCGGCGCGTGAAGCTCCGTCTCGTCAACCGACACCATCGGCCGGTCCGGTTTCAGCCCGGCCTGGACGCCGATCCACCGGAACGGCTCGCCGCACTGCGCGCACCGGATGCGGATGTCAGCCGAGTAGGCGGTTACCGGGCCGCCGTCCTCGCTAGTGAGCCGGTTGACCTCGACGGTGGCGTCGAAGTCCTCATGCGGGCAGGGCTTGTCCAGGTCGACGAGCGGGCCGCCCTCGTCATCAAGGCACTCCGGCCCGCCCTCGCAGTCACCGGGGCAGGAGCACATCAGGCGGCGATGAGCGCGATCACGCGAGTCTGCCCGTCCGCGTCCCGCACGGTGATGGTGTCAGTGTCCGCGAGAGGGGTGAAGTCGACTTCCTTGCGACCGGCGGCGACGTTGTACATCTGCCCGATCCGGGCTCCGCAGGCCGCGACATCGGGGCCTGGCCTCGGGTTGCCGTCCTGGTCGGTGAAGTGGATCTCCCCGAGGCTCGCCGAGCGCAAGACGTCGCTGGCCAGTTCCTGCACGCTGGCCCTGGTGAGGGTCACGGCGATCACCTCGCCGCCCAGCTCCGCCTCGCGCTCGCACAGCCCGGTCCACTCGGCCATCTTCACGGGGGTTGCTCAGCCTTCCGTTGTCAGGTTGTCCAGGGAGTTGTCCGGATCGGGGCGGCCGACGCCGAACTCCTCGCCGGGGATGAACGCGACCTTGATCCCGCTCTCCTCCTCGACCTGGAGCGCGTACTCGCGGGCGCGGATCATGTCGATGTGGCTCATGTCCAGCGGGAGCCTCACGGCCAGTACCTCGCCGGGCTTGACGATCGTGACGCACTCACGGAGAAGCTCCCGGGCGGTCTCCGGGGTGAGCAGCGGGCAGGGCGGGATGAGCTTCGGCGGGGCGTCGAACTTGCCAGCCGCGAAGGCGCGCTCCCACTCGGCCTTGAACTTCTCGACCTGCTCGGGCGTCCACCCCGGAGGCGGGGCGACCAGCATCTCGCGGCACACAGGGCAGTCCCTGCTGAAATAGGCGCCATGCTGGGAGCACACGCCGCCGGTTACCGTCACGGGGTCGGTCAGCCTTCCGTCGTCTGGTTGTCAGGTTGTCCGGGGAGTTGTCCGGCCTTGCTCGGGACGGCGCGCTCCCGGACCCGCATCTCTGCGACGAAGAACGGGAAGACGCCCGTCCGGATCTCCTTGCCGTCAAGGACCGGCTCGCCTTCGAGCAGCGGGCCGCCGTCCTCTCCGGCGAGCATGGTCAGCTCGGCGGTCACGAGACTTTGCGGGTCCGCTCGGACGGTGACGCCCAGGCAGGTATTGATGGGCTTTCCGGTCAGCGCGTCGGCGACCGTGACCTTATGGCCGCCGATCGACGAGTAGGGGCTCCCGGCGTTCGAGGGGAGCGGCCATTCGATCACGATGACGCCCCGGTAGTCCGCGTCCGGCCCGTCACGGGTCGGGACGGGCGCCCCGACTGCCTCGCACGCCGCCCGCAGTTCCATGACGGCGAGCCGGGCGGCCTCGGGAAGCTCGTCGTCGTCCACGCCGGAGAAGAGCCCGAGGGCGGAGGAGACGCCGTCGATGAACGAGCGGATGGGCTCCTCGTCGGCGAACCGGAGCTCGACTACGGCGGGCGGCTTGGCCGCGTCCCCACTCAACTGCCGTCGCCCCTCAGCCGGTCAGGCGTGAACGCTTCGGTGATCGACCGCGTCCCGTCAGCGGGGACCGGCGAGCAGCAGGCGGTGCAGGGCATTCCGGCTCCGCCGCAGTGACAGGCCCCGTGCTCGCATAGCTTCTCGCCGTCGGCGCCGGGCTTGGCAGGGCCGTCGCAGCAGAAGCCGCCCCACGGCCGCGCGGGGTGGCTCTCGCAGACGTGGCCCGTGTCCTGGCAGGTTCGGCAGTCGTAGGGCGGGACGTCCCAGGTTCGCGGAGGCTCGGAGGTGTCGCAGATGCACTCCGCCTTGGGTATCAGGCAGAACTCGCAAATGCGCGCCAGCGCCACGTCACTCCCATTCGCCTCTGTTCGCGATAATGAAACCCATGACCGACAGCCCCGCCGAACTTCCCCCGGCCGCTCCCGCCGCATTCAACGGCTCCGCGCACGGCTCCCCGACTCCCGCGCAGCAGACCGCCCAGGCAGCCGCCGCGATAGCCGGGATGCTGCCGCAGCTCCCGCAGGCCATCGCCGGGGTTCTGCAGCAGGTTCTCCAGCAGGTGCCTATCCAGACCCGCCAGCACCTGTGCGCCCAGTGCGTCGTCGCCCGGATGGGCTGGCAGATGCTCCACGAGCGGGACATCAAGATCGCGCTCGCGAAGGCGGCGCAGGCGCACGGCCTCGAGCTCGCGGACGGCGACCCGCGCCTCGCCCAGCTCGACCCCGCGCCGTTCCTGCCCGAGCGGCTGCAACTCGGCGGGGCGGAGGGAATGCCGCCCCTGACCGTCGCCGTCACCATGGTCGGCGGCACCGAAGTGTGCTCCGAGCACATCCCTAACCGGCCCGGCGGGCAGAAGCTCCTGATCGCAAGCACGGCGCTCACGCCGTCCATGCTGGCCGGGATCGGTTAGGCGAGCAGCTGGCGGACGGTCGTCCCTCGATCGGCAGCCTGCCGGCGGAGCGAAAGCCCGGCGCGCTCGGCTGCCTCCGCAGGGTCGCCGGTCACGTTCACGCCGAGCCTGACGCGCGGCTCCTGCTCGGCGACCGCGAGCTCGTCCCCGACGACCACCAGCACGCCGAACGGGAGGCCGTGCGCGTCAAGGTACTCCTGGTAATACTCGACCTGATCGGCGCTCCAGTCCCGCATGCGGATGATCAGTGTCTCGCCAGGCTTCACCACGGCGTGCCCGGAGATGACCGCCAGCACCGCCCCGAGCAGAGCTTCCTCGTCGATCTCCGGGACCGCTTTGACGCTGAGCGTGGAGTCGGCCATCAGGGTTACCTCCTTGGCTGGCGCCGGCTGTTGTCGGCTAGGCGCCGAGCGGGGACGAGGGGATCACTGCGCAGCGCCCGATGCACCCGCCGGGATGGGCGGGTGGCATGACGTCGCCGGACTGATAGGGCTCGCCCATCAGCACCGGGCCCTGCGCGGCGTTGGCGAGGCAGACCGGGCAGACTTTTTGATCTTCCGCTGTGGTCCAGATTCCCCAGGCCACGCTGTTCTGCATGTAGTAGTCGTGCGCGGAGAGCCCGGTGTAGATGTTGATCTGCGTCCCGACGAGCGTCACGGCGGTGTCCTCGTCGGCGAGGGCGTCCGACAGCAGGTCCCCGAGCTCGTCGAGGGTGTCCTGCGAGTCCGCCCAGTTCGCGTCGGCCCCGGCCAGGATGATCGCGAGCGCCCTGGCGTAGCCTGCGGCGATCCGCTCCGCGACCGCCTCGGCCGCGGCCTCGCTCTCCCCTTCGCCGCGCAGCAGCGCGTACAGGACCGCGAGGAGACCGGCCTCCCCGACCATGCTCAGCGCGCCGTCGGTGTCGCCGGGCGACTGCTTCGGCGGGGCCTGCCCGGTGACCGCGTTCGCGGCGGAGATAGCCCCGATCGCGTAGCCGTCGACCGCGATCGCCTCGGCGGACGACGCAGCGACGAGGGTGATGCCCTGCCGTGCGAGCCATGCCGCTATCCACGCCTCGGCAGCCTTGTTCCGGTCCCGCTTGCCCGGGGCCTTCCCGTCCTGCTCCGGATGGTCGGCGAGGTAGTCCCGGCCCATGTCGCGGGCTTTCGCCTTCGGGATGGCGGCCTTAACGGAGTCGCGGACCTTCGGGGCCCAGTGCGCGGCCGTCTTCTGGTCTAGCTTCCATCCGTGCCACGCTGGCGCTTTTGGGCCCGAGCCACCTGCCTTGGCGATGCCGGCGTGCCGGTGAATGGGAGCGTCCTCGTCGAGCCCGCAGGCGGCGCACGCGACGTGACACCCCTCGGCCGCGAACGGGTGCGGGACGTCCTGCGCGTCTCCGGACGTGCCGTCGATGCCGGCCCGCTGCCGCGCCCTCTCGCCGCGCTCGAGCCAGTCCATGCAGGCGCCGTTGTCGTCCAGGTCGCCGCCGCAGTCCGGGCAGAACGCGCACTTGGCGACGCTCTCCGGCTCGGCGATCGCGTCGTCCGTCGCGTCGTAGCCGAGCGCGGCCATGACGTCGTCGATCGAGGCGAGCAGTTCGGGGCGCACCGCCGGGTTGCCGGGAATCGTCTCCGGATCCCACCATGCGATCGCTTCCGCCTGGTCCCCGTCGGGGTCGTCCGGGTTGGCGATCATGCTGTCCGAGCGCACGGGCACCATCGCCTCGCGCTCGACCGTCCACACGATGCCCTGGTAGATCCCGGATGCCCACGACCCGGTCTGCACGCCGGGGGCGCACGGGGATCCTGTTTCCTCCTGCCATTCCCGCCAAGCGGCCGCGAGAGGAGACTCGTCGCCCTCGAGGTGACCGCCGGGAAACTCCCACATGCCCGCTGCCGGGTCGCTGTCGTCGAGCGCCCGCTGCAGCATGAGCACGCGCCCGGTGTCTGCGGCGAGGACCGCGAGGCCTGCGACCGCGACTCCCCCGGCGTCCTTGCGGACGGCGAGCCGGCCGGAGTCGTTGAGGTTGTGGCCCGCGACCTTGGCGACTGCGCGGAACTCGAAGTCCCGCCACTCGCCCGACCGCCTGCGCGCCCTGCTGTAGCGGCGGAACGCCTGCATCTCCTTGGCGACCGTCGCCTGGTCGACCGGGCCGTCATCATCGTCCTCGCCGCCACCCCTGCCGTCGAGATCGTAGGAGTACAGGCCCGTGGCCGCGGTGATGCCCGCAGTGACGTTTCCGGCTGGGGCCGCGCCCTCGCCTTCCTTGGCGACCGGTGCAGCCGCAGGGGCTGGCGCGGAAGCCGGGGGCGGCGGCGGACTCGGCGTGACGGGCGCCGATGCCGCTGCGGCCGCCGCGGCAGCCGCAGCCGGGTCAGCTTCCGGCCCGTACTGCTGCACCGCGAGGCCCGGGACCTTGACCGGCGGGTTCGGCAGAACGCCCTCGACCGCGGCGAACGCCTTGTGGGGCAGCTGCGCGTTCTCGGCCGGTGCGGCGGTAGCCGGGTCGATCGGGCCGGCGACGGCGAGCATCGCCGACAGGGGGATCGGGCCGGACCGCTCGGTCCACAGAAACCGGGGGACCGGTTCGGGGTCGGTGATCCCGAACCGCCATTCGCGGACCTCGCTCGAGCTGACGGTGCCGTTCTTGACGTAGATGTCGTCGGACTGCGCCTGGTTGAGGCGGTCGTCCTGCTCCTCGCCGAGGTCGAACGAGAACTTCAGCGGAAGCTGCAGGTCTTCCTGCAGGAAGTCGGTCAGGATCTCCTGGATGTGCATGGCCATCGGGAGGTCGCCGACGCGGTGCTGGACGTCGGCCTGCGACTCGCCGCTGGACTTGTTCACGCTCTCGGTGAATCCCAGGTCAGATGGCACAATCGAATACGCCGAGCAGTTTCCGACCCACGCCGGGCGCCCATTTCGGCGCACGTAGATCACGCCGTTCGGCACCGAGACGCAGTAGACCATGCCCTCGTAGGGCGTCACTTGGCCGTGGGCGGTGCGCAGCGGACTGGTCCGCTCGCGGACGATCCACGTCGGCTTGCAGTTGGTGACCAGCTTGCCCCGGATCACGCCGCCGTCGGACGGCTTGCGCGGGGAGACCGAGGCGTCGCGACCGCACTTCTGGAGGATCTCCTGCCAGTCGTCGGCGAGGCGCTGGCTGGCGGTGAGCATGTGCCACGACTTGCCGAGGTAGTGGTGGCCGTCGCCCTTGCATGCCCACGCCCAGAGAATCTCCAGCATCTCAGGGCTGAGATCCTTTATGTCCTCGGGGATGTACTTGCCGAACGAGTTCCCGAGCGGCACGAGGTATGCGTGGAGACGCATGTCCTGGCAGACCCAGTCTGCGGTGTTCCGGCACCAGTTGAAGGGCAGCGAGTCGAGGAGTTCCTGCATCTCGCCGAAGTACGGCGAGTCGGCGGCCTGACTGATGCCGACCTTGTAGGTCCGGGTCGGAGCGTACTTGCCATTGCCCGGCTGGAGGCGAGCGCCACCTTTACTGCCGCCAACGTGACCCTCGGCCAGCCACAGCCCGAGGAAGGCGACCCAGGTCTTCATCGGGATGACGAGTTCCGGACGCGTGACCGTGGTGAACGTGCCCTTCGGGCCCCTGTCCCGCTGCGTGTACGAGACGGCGGGAAGCACGAAGTTCTCCGGCGACCGGCCTTCCCAACTCGACCGCATGGGGATCATGTAGCCGCCCTTGCCGACGATCTCCCCGGCGGTCTTGATGAACTCCTTCGGGCGGGGGTGCTTCTTCGTCGGGAAGTAGGTCAGCAGCATCCGGTGATCCGGCGTGACGAGCAGGTCAAGGCTGTTCGACTTGAACGCCACCATGTCGCCGTTGTACGGCTCGGCGATGTGGTCGGTGGGCTTCTGCCACTCGAAACGGCCGTCCGCGCTGCGCGTTGCGACCTCGTCGCCGTCGGCGAGCTTCGGGAAACCCACCCACCCGCGGCGGGTCAGGATCTCGGTCTGCTCGTCGAGGCATGTCTTCCGCATAAGGAAGAGACTAAAGGCGTCGGTGAAGTCCTTCTCGTTCGTCCACGCCAGCTTCGACCCGCTCGGGATCCAGCGGATCTGGTGCTTCCTGGTCTGGTCGCCGAGCATGAACGCGTCCCAGTACTCCTGGAACTGCTCGATCTGGTCCGGGGACCAGGTGTCCGGCGAGCTCGCGAACCCTGCCGGCAGGTTTCCCGAGGTAAAACGTTCCAAAAAGTACAGTTGGAACCTTATGTCCGTATTTGCGTTAAGAAGGATGTCCTCGAGCGGGGCCGTCCCATAGAGACTGTCGTCCTGCGGGTCGTACGGCTCGTAGATCAGGTCCGAGCGAGTCAGCCAGTTCCACGGCAGCCCCTGCACGTACTGCACGTAGGCGGGCGCCGGGTCGTCGGGCGGGTTGCCCCAGTAGTCCTGCAGCGGGGCGATCATCGTGCCGTCGACCACCGACAGGCCGACGGCGCGGCCGGCCCGGTTCCGCATCCGGTACAGGGTCCCGGCGTCGTAGGACAGCACGCCACGCAGGTACTTCGACAGCCACGGCTTGAACAGCGTCTTGGTGTCGGGCCGCTTCAGGACGCGTTTGCCCTCCGCCACCTCGGCGGAGATGTCACCCTCCCAGCCGTCGGCCGCGACCAGCTTCCAGTCGAGGCTCCGCAGGCTGGCGATCCTGTGACGGATGCAGATGCGCGCTACGTCATAGGAGCCGATCAGGCCCTTGAGCGTCGAGAACGCGACGGCCTCGTGCGTCCTGGGCCGCGCCGAGATGTTGTAGCCGGCGACGAAGTCATGCGACCGCGGGGTCCGGCTGAACCCGTCGTACGGGCCGATCGGCTCACCGGGCGAGAACGGGCTCGTCGGCGTCATCTGCGCGCGCGCCTCGGCCGCCTCGATCTGCAGCGGGACGCCCGTGCCGAACCCCTTGGAGACCGGGGCGGGACGCTCGGCGAGGGCGGCGCGGGATCGGAGCGTCATGCCGGGCGCCTCCCGCTCAGGTCGCCGGCGGCTTCCAGCCGAGCGCTATCAGCGCCTCGCGGGTCTCGTCCGGGATCTTCACGTCCGCCGCCCCCTGGGCGAGCAGCAGCCGCAGGGCGCCCGCGCCCATCAGGGTCAGCGTCACCACGGGGATGCCGTCAGCCGGCGCGTGGACGTCGAAGCCGGTGACAGCCCCGGCCGGGTGGCCGCCGATCCTCAGCTCGCCGTCGAACGGCCACGTGCCCGAGTACTCGAACGTCGGCGGGACGCTGTCCGGGGCCTCGGCGTCTGCCACGGCTCCCCTCTCGGCTTGCGGGATGATGGGGCGCATGGGAATCGTGCAGTCGCTCGAATGCGACGGGTGCGGGACGCGGGCAGGCACGCCCGGTGACCCGGTGACCATCCTGGCCGGGTGGCGGATCTTCGACTTCAGGCCGGTCCCGAGCGAGCCGCAGCGCAAGGCCGGGCCGCTCGCCGCGTGCCCTGCATGCTGGGCGGGGAAGACGTGCGCGGAACTGCTGGGGGAAACGTGGGCGTTCCTCGCAAGATCCGGGGCGTTACCGCGACTGGCGGAACATCGCGGTCCGGGCCTGCCTGAGAGCGGCGGCCGGGTCGAGAGGAACCGCAGGGGCTTCCGGCTCCGGCTCGGGGTCGGCTTCGGCGAGCTCGCGCACACGACGGCGGGCCAAGGCGAGGCTTTCCGTCTCGGCCGCCACGGCGAGCGCTTTACGGCGGGCCCAGTCGATCCAACTCTGCGCGCCGCCGCCGAGGTTAATTAGCAGGTAGCGGGCTGCGTCGGGCAGGTGATCGTCGCCGTGGGTGTCGGCGTCTTCCGGGTCGCCGCTCTCGGCGTGCGGGAGGTCGGCGAGCGACCGGTAGAAGTTCCCGAGCGTCGAGAACATGTGGAGTCCCGGGCAGGTTTCCCAGCCCATCGCCCGGTGGTGCGGGCAGGCGGGCTTCTCCGCTAGGTAGGACCGGACGCGCTGCCAGCCGACGACCCGGGAGCCCTTCGCGGCCCTGGTGAGGTGGACGCCGTTCTCCGAGTAGACGTCGCTGATCGCCTTGGCGTCGCCGCGGGTGGCCCACATGGCGTCGTCTGCGTAGCGGGCGGAGATCTTCTCGTCTTCCGCCTCGGCGGCGAGGATGCGGCGCGCCTGCTCGGCCTCGCCTACGCCGGCGGCGTACGCCTCGCGGTAGAACCAGACACGCTGGTCCTCGTCGACCGCCGCCCACAGGACGGCCCAGGGGTTGGCGAAGCCCCAGTCGATGCCGTTGTACCTGGTCCACGTGGCGGGCAGGTGCACGGGGTCGATGACGTGCCGGTCGCGGGACAGCTCGGGGAACATCTGGCCTGAGAACACGTCCCAGTTCCCGTCGAGGAAGGCGGCGCGGAGCTTCTCCGGCAGCGCCAGGAGGTCCGCCGCGTACTCGGGGTTAACGTGCGGGTTATCGGCGAGTCGGCTCGGGATGAACCGCACGGTCCGGCCGCGCTCGTCGGTGACGACGGCAGCGCCGAAGTTCGTCGCGGTGATGTACCGGGCCTTGACCGAGCCGTGGCCGGAGCCGCCCGGGTTGGCGCTCGAGCGGATGCCGAGGACGGGGATCTCCGCGCGGCCTGACCGCAGGCGGGACTCGAGGAAGGCGATCACGTCCGGCGGGGTGAGGGTCCGCTCGTCGAAGATGAGGAGCTGGAACTGGCCGCCCTGCCTGCGGGTGGCGTCCTTCAGGGTCTCCGCGTACCGGAACATGACGACGGAGCCGTTGGGGAACCGGAGCTCGTACTCGTTGCCGTTCCACTTCGCGCCGAGCGCGCCGGCGAACCGGAACGTCGTCGAGAGCTCGGCGAGCAGCGACTCTTTCAGCTCCGGGTAGGTGCGGCGGAACGCCCCGACGCGGATGCCGGGGTAGCGGACACAGGCCCGGATCGCCTCGGCCACTAGGGCGACACTTTTACCGCCGCCCGAACTTCCACCAAAAAGTACGTCGAATTCTGTCGCATCGTGGAAGATCTGCTGTTTCGGCGTCGGCTCGTAGCCCAGCAGCCCGAACACGTCCACATGGCGGAGCTGCTCCGCCTCCTGCTCGCGGAGACGCTCGCGCATCGCGGCGAGCTGCGCGATCTTATCGGGCGGCGCCAGTATCTGCGGGGCGGGCTTGGCGGGCATCGTTCAGCGCGATCTTCCTGGCGATCTCGGCCATCTCCGCGTCCAGCGCGTCCTCGGTGATCACCTCGACGCGGGACTTCGCCGCCGGGTACAGGTCCCGCAGCCGCAACTCCATGTCGTCGATCTTGGCCAGCCGGTCGAGCGCGCGCAGGACCGGGTCGTCGTCGAGGAGCGGCAGGCCGTCCGTGCCGAGGACGATCTTGCCGCCCTGACTGACGTGGAAATGCCTGGCCGTCAGGACCCGCTGGGCGGCCCGCCGGTAGTCCTGCAGCCGGTCGTAGAACGCCTGCCGGGCCTCCGCCTGCTCGAGTGGGTCGGCGGCGTTGTCGCGGGCGGCGCGGCGGACTGCGTCGAACGCCGAACTGGGGCTCGCGAACGTCATCTCGGCCGCGATCTGCCGGTAGCTCAGGCCCCTGCGGAACAGGTCGTAGGCCTTCTGGTCGCGTTCCATGGTCTTCGCGGTGCGGCGGGCGGGCAACTGCTCACCTCCGCGCGGGGTGTTCGGGCTTCCATGTGTTCGGCGAACGGGTCAGGTGAAGGAGACGGGGACGGTGCCGCCGTCAGGGAGGACCCGGAGCGGGATGTCCTGCGTCGCCTCTTCGTAGCGGCGGGCGATGACATCGATGTACGCGGGCTCCATCTCGAGGATGGCCGCCGTTCGCTTCGTGCGGTGCGCGGCCATCAGGGTTGAGCCTGAGCCGCCGAAAACGTCGAGCACCGTCTTGCGCTCGCCCTTCGGGTCCGTCACGCCGAAAGCCCACTCGGCTAGGGCCACGGGCTTCTGCGTCGGGTGCACGCGCTTGCCGCGCTCAGAGGCTCGGACCATGCCGTTCCACATGTGACGCAGCAGGCGGACTGCGCCGGGGTGGTTCGTCCAGGCAAGCTCGGCGTCGGCGAAGTTGCCGGTGTTCTCTTTATCCCAGATCAGCCAGCAGGAGGCGTCCGGCAGTCCGGCCGATGCTGCGTAATGGTTGCCGCCCCACCAGACCTGCACCGCGGCCGGATACTCGGCCAACAAGAGCCGGAAGGTATCGGCGGCAGTCTCGGTGGTCTCGTCGCCCGTCACGGGCAGGTAGTGCGACGACTCGATGACCTTGCCGCGGGGGTTGGCCTTCATCCCGCCGAACGGCCCGCCGCCACCGACCTTGCCGATGCCGCTCACGATGGCTACGCCGTACGGCGGGTCGGTGTAGACGATCCCGATCTCGCCGAGGTCTTCGGTGACTCGCTTCAGGTCATCGGGGTTCGTCGCGTCGCCGCATAGGAGGCGGTGCGGGCCAAGGCGGTACAGGTCCCCAGGAGCGGACGCCGGTTCCGCGGGCGGTTCCGGCGAGTCGTCCGGGTCACCCCCCCCCCGTGGGGTCAGGCTCGTCTTCGGCCAGGAGGTCGGCGAGGTCTTCCTCGGTCCACCCGGTGCCGTCGAAGTCGCCGTCGAGGCTGGAGAGCAGTTCGGCGAGGGCGTCGCCGTCGTACCGCTCGCCCGTATCCGGATCTGGCAACTCGCCGATCTTGTTGTCCGCGAGCGTAATGCGCCGTGCCTCGGCATCGTCGCACTCGATCAGCTCGCACCGGGCGGTGTCGAAGCCCTCGGCCTCGAGCGCGTCGCGGGTGTGGTTGCCCGCGAGGATGACGTACTTGCCGTCATGGGAGCGGACGACGAGGGAGCGGTACTGGCCGTGGCGGCGGATGCTCTTGCGGATCTCCTCGACGTTGCCGCGGCGGGCGTTGCCGGGGTAGCGGGTCAATTCACTCAGCCTGACGTCGCGCGTCTCCAGCCACTTCGCTGCCACGTCACCCCGCTTAACAGGCCCGTGAGCGCCATTCGTCGAACAGGTCGTCTTGCCGCCAAGCCGGAACGGTCGACCGACTCACCGGTCGGCGTGCCGGCCGACGTGGCGTCTTGGCTGGGCGAAGGTACGCAATCGCGTCTTTCAGGCGCTCGGGACTGTCGCCGAGCAGGCCGATGCCACGATTGCAGGCGCGGCAGAGAAGCCCGCGCACCCTGCCCGTCAAGTGGCAGTGATCGATGCTGCAGCTTTTATTGCCGGTTCGCACGAGATCGCGCGCGCAGATTGCGCAACGGCCCGACTGCCGCTCCCACATAAGTTCGTAATCTGCCTCGGTCAGACCGTAGCTGGCGAGCCGGGACTTGCGCTGCCATGCCTTTTGCTGCGCCCTCAGCTTGATTCCCTGCTCGGTCGTCAACGCCCGGGCCTTGACTGCCGGGTGACCGAGTTTGCTGAACTTGGCGTAGTGCTTGCTGCACAGGCCGCTGGCGTTGATCGCCGGCTCATCGCAAGTCATGGTGATGCACGTACCATTGGCCATGTCGGGCCTCTCACACAGGTTCGACCATGCCCGGGGGCGGAAAAACGATGCTCTAACATCGCCGCTCGCCGGGACCTTACATCGAAAAGTATACCGTAATCGATCACGCCTTGTGTTCGCCTCGGAACGCGCGGCGACACTCAACGGCTGGCTGGCCACGGTGAGGGATGGTGACTTTCCGCAGGTCAGCGTCTCGCGCCTTGCGAGCGCCCGCGTCAGCCTCCACGCGTGCCGGGCGGCCTCGGGCGCATCCGCGTGCCCCGCTTCGCAGCAGGGCTTGCCGTCCGTGACCGCCCAGTGCCGCAGGTCCGTCGCGGTGACGAGGACTCTCACGCGGCCTCGGCTTGCAGGCTGCCCTT